CTCAAAAAATTCCCCGGGGGGTTAGTTTATATTTTCGGTTTTAGGTCGATTTGAGTAGCGTTTAGTTTTTCTATGTTTAAAGAGGGGTGAAACATCTATGAAAATCAGCGAAAAGGGTTTGAAAATGATCGAAAGCTTCGAGGGTTGTCTATTAAAGGCATCTAATACTCTCGATAATGTGTGGACCATTGGGTACGGTCAGACTGGATATTATTACGGAAAGAAAGTTCGTAAGGGTATGACTACAACTAAGGAGGCAGCGCATGCCTGGTTGCGAGATCATTCTATTAAAATTTATGAAAGTGCAGTTAATAAGAATGTAAAAGTTTCTTTGAACCAAAATCAGTTTGATGCGTTAGTAAGTTTTACTTATAACGTTGGTGTCAATGGTTTTCGGACTTCTACTGCTCTACGAAAATTAAATGATGGTGATTATAACGGTGCTGCTGATGCCTTGACTATGTGGACAAGATGTAACGGTAAGGTTTTAGCCGGTTTGGTTCGACGGAGAAAAGAAGAACGAGCATTGTTTTTGACTCCCGTGAATAATACAAAATCCTCCAATCTTATTTTTAAGGGTGATACCGGAGAGAAGGTTAAACTTCTTCAGTATCGATTAAATTTGCTTGGTAATAGTCTTATCGAAGATGGTGTTTGGGGGTATAAGACTGATACCGCCGTTAGAAATTTCCAATATAAGTATGGGCTTACCGTTGATGGTATTGTTGGGCCGAAAACTCAGGATGTATTAATCAGAGCTGCAATTTTAAAATGTGCAGAAGATATCGGAAAATATATGGTTAAAGAAAAGTGGCATTATAAAGGCGGAGAATATAAAGCTAAGTCAACTTTTGCCGCAACAAAAAAGTTAGATAAACCTGGTTCTAGTTGTGCCCATTTCGTAAGCTGGGTGCTTCAAAATGTTAAATTATTAGAATCTGGTAAAATTATTTCCCATGATAATGGGAAGGCAACCGGAACTTCTCATTTGCTCGGATGTCAGACTATTGAGACAAAGGGTAAAACTTGGGATAAAATTAAGAATTTGTGTCCTGGTGATGTATGTGTGTGGGATTCCAATCTAGCCATTTATGCTGGTGATGGTAAGTGGTATGACGCTGGTGGTCCTTTCAAAGCAAATACCGATGATAAACGATATACTAATGTTGGTCCTATCGCTCCGTATTATGATAAGACCAAACCGATCTATTATGTAATTCGAGCAAAAGTTTAAAACGATATTAACATAGTCAGAGCATTCGTGAAAGTTTATAGGGTTGATTTATTTTCTGTTCCTCCTACGAGTTGGATTCTCATAAGTCTCATTTCTACCCTTACATGCCATATCACTTCTCCTTTCTATACAACGAAAATGATAGGCCCTATAAACTTTCACGAATGCTCTGACTATGTTCATAAAAAGTAAAAAGAGGAGGTGCATATTCGCTATGGCAAAGAATACTAAACAAACTTCAGTTAAGAAAATGCGTCCCGCCTTAACGCCTGAGGCTAGAGAAAATCAGCTGATATCTTTAGCAGTCGATCTTGCTGAAAAGCAATTGCGAGAAGGCACCGCCTCCTCACAGGTGATTACGCATTACTTAAAAATGGGGTCAACAAAAGAACGAATCGAACAAGAAATTCGCGAAAAGCAAAAAGAATTAATATCTGCTAAAACAGAGGCTTTGCAATCAGCTAAACGAATTGAAGAATTGTACTCTAATGCAATTAGTGCTATGCGAAGATATAGTGGTCATGGTGATGAGAATGATCAATAGATGCTATTCAGAATTAATAACGATTCCGACTTTTAAAGAGCGTTTTAAATACTTACAACTTGACGGTAATGTTGGGATTAAAACATTTGGCTATGATAGGTATCTTAATCAAATGCTATATCATTCAGACGAATGGAAGACTTGTCGAAGAGACATAATCATTCGAGATAATGGATGCGATCTAGCATGCGAAGGGTTTGATATTCATGGTCGAATTCTAATCCATCATATAAAACCAATTTCTGTTGAAGATATTTTAAAACGTAACCCGATAGTATTTGATCCTGAAAATTTGATTTGTGTAACACATGATACACATAATGCTATCCATTATGGGGATGAAAGTTTATTAGTCATTGCTCCTGTAGAAAGGACTAAAAACGATACGTGTCCTTGGAAACGAAATTAAAGGAGGGAGTGTAATGGAGAGTATTTTAACATCTATTAAAAAACTACTTGGTATTACCGAAGACGAAACACATTTTGACCAAGACATTATTATGCATATTAATTCGGTTTTTTCGATTTTAACTCAAATGGGCGTAGGTCCGACAAATGGTTTCGCTATTAGTGATAACAAAAGTATTTGGAGTGATTTTATTGAAGACGATACTCGTCTTGAGTTAGTTAAATCTTATGTGCATATGAAAGTTCGTTTGTTATTTGATCCACCCGCCAGTTCCACAATTCTTCAATCTATTAATTCGTTGATTAGTGAACTTGAATGGCGAATTTCGGTCACCGTAGACCCTAAGAATGAGGTGATTTAATGTGGACTTATAACTACCCAAATGAACTTTACCACTACGGTGTTTTAGGTATGAAGTGGGGCGTTCGTCGGTATCAAAATAAAGATGGTAGTCTCACTGATGCTGGTCAGAAACGTTACGATAGAGATGTGAAAGCCAATAATGCCAGAAAAAAAGATAATCGTATTGTTATTGATGGTCCCGATGCAGACAGATGGGTTCGAGAGGATTTGACTAGAGCCAAAAAGACCGTTAATTCTGTTTCAGATTTGGTAAAGTCAACAAAAGAATTAGAGTCTAGTACAAGACCATCATCTGGTCCGAAAAAAATCAAAATGGATTTATCTAATATGACCGATCAACAGCTTAGAGATCGAATTAATCGAGCTAACTTAGAAAAACAGTATAACGATCTTTTTGCTCCAGAAGCAAAACCTGTTATTTCTAAGGGTCGTAAATTTATTTCAGACACTTTAGATGTTAGCGGTAGAGCATTAGCTGTTGGTGCTTCTGCACTTGGTGTTGCATTAGCTATTAAAGAATTGAGAGGTTAAGCGTATGTGGACTTATAACTATCCAAATGAACTTTACCACTACGGTGTTTTAGGTATGAAGTGGGGTCATAGGAAAGCACGATCTGTAGATTCGTTAAGTGACAGACAGAAGAAACGAATTAGTAAAAAATATAAGAAATCAGCTATAAAGGTTGAAAAAGAATTATCTAAAAAATCTGGTCGTATGCGATTCGATGCTTATAATAGAGCAGCCGATCATATGAATCGTGGTGGAATTGATAGATTTAATAAACAACAGCAAAAAAGATATGGAAAAAATTTCGCGAAAAGAGATAATTATTTGTCTGATTATAAGAAGACATTTGATAAAGAAATGAACAAGCAGTCTGATAAGTTACTTAGTGAATTCTATACTAATAGTAAAAAATATAAGAAAACTAAAGAATTAGTAGACAGATATAAGATGACTAAGTGGGATGATTTGGCTCGTAATAACGAATCTAATATTGAAAAATTACATAAGCGTGCAGGTAACAATAGGAGTTAAAATATATGTGAACTTACAATTATCCTAATGAACTTTATCACTATAAAAAGGGGGTTTAAATTTTAATGTGGACTTATAACCATTCGGATGAATTATGTCATTATGGTGTTATGGGTATGAAATGGGGTATTAGACGAGCTAGAAGAAAAGAAGCAAAATCTAATTATAAAAAAGCAGAAGCAAAAGCTTTTTCCAAATATGAAAAATCAATTAATAGTATAGAAAAAAAATATAAACGAGGACAAAATTTGTCTAAAAAAGATCAGACTAGAGAATTGAAAGCCGAAAGCGATTATAAAAGTGCAGTTAATAAAGCAAAAACTAATTATAAAACTGCCAAAAAGAGTAAATCTAACGATCTCAACATTGCTAATAGACTCTATTCTAAGCATACTAATGCTTTAAACAAAAAAATAGTTAATATGGATATGGGTAAAGCTGCCGTTGAAACTTTTTTTATGAGTTCTTATGGCGCGCTTAAATACAACGATGCAAGAGTTAACAAAGGAAATGGTACAGTCAAGTCTATTGTTAAATCACAGCTAAAATTTATGGGGAATACTGCATTAGGTCATATTCCAGGTGCGGTTGGTTATACTAAAAATAGGATAGCTCGTAGAAAGGCTTAAAATATGTCCTTATCAAACACGGCCACACCAATCTATTATGGTAAGTTTCGCGATGCTGTAATACGAGGAGAAATTCCAGTATGTAAAGAGATTGAGATGGAGATGAATCGAATAGATGATCTTATCGCAAATCCTGGTATTTGGTATGATGATCAAGCTATTAATGGTTTTATCGAATTTTGCGAGAACGAATTAACTTTGACTGATGGTGAGGATCTTCATTTACTTGACACTTTTAAGCTATGGGCCGAACAGGTTTTTGGATGGTATTATTTTGTTGAACGTAGTGTATATGTTCCCTCCCCCGACGGTCATGGTGGTCATTATGAAAGACGATCTATTAAGAAACGATTAACCAATAAGCAATATTTGATAGTGGGACGAGGCGCTGCTAAATCTATATATGATTCGTGTATTCAATCTTACTTTCAAAATGTTGATACATCCACCACTCATCAAATTACAACTGCTCCGACTATGAAATTAGCGGAAGAAGTTATGTCTCCAATTCGTACAGCAATAACAAGATCTAGAGGACCGCTATTAAAGTTTTTAACTGAGGGTTCAATTCAGAACACAACTGGTTCGAAAGCGAATCGATGTAAACTTGCATCAACTAAAAAAGGTATCGAGAATTTCTTAACCGGATCTTTACTTGAAATTCGACCAATGAGTATCGATAAATTGCAAGGTTTACGATGCAAGATTGCTACTGTTGATGAATGGCTTTCTGGTGACGTTCGAGAAGACGTTATTGGTGCTATTGAACAGGGTGCATCTAAGAATGATGACTATTTAATAGTAGCCACTAGTTCAGAAGGTACCGTTCGAAACGGAAGTGGCGATACAATCAAAATGGAGTTAATGGACATACTAAAAGGTGAGTATGTTAATCCTCATGTATCTATTTGGTGGTATAAGCTTGATTCAGTTGACGAAGTTGGCGATCCGGATATGTGGCCAAAAGCCAACCCTAATCTTGGAAAGACAGTTACATATGAGGTTTACCAGTTAGACGTTGAAAGAGCTGAAAAAGCTCCTGCTACACGAAATGATATTTTAGCTAAACGTTTTGGTATTCCAATGGAAGGCTACACGTATTTCTTCACATATGAAGAAACTCTTCCGCATCGTAAACGTGATTACTGGAATATGCCTTGTTCTCTTGGGGCAGATTTGTCTAAGGGTGATGACTTTTGTGCATTCACATTTTTATTCCCATTATCTAATGGTTCGTTTGGTGTTAAAACCAGAAACTATATTACCGAGCGTACATTAATGAAATTACCGGCAGCCATGAGGATCAAATACGATCAATTCATGAAAGAAGGCAGTTTAATTGTTATGCCCGGTACTGTTTTAGATATGATGGAAGTTTATGAAGATCTAGATAATCATATTGCTGAACGTAGTTATGACGTAAGATCTTTTGGCTTCGACCCATATAATGCTAGAGAATTTGTTGAACGATGGGAACGAGAAAATGGTCCTTTCGGAATAGAAAAAGTTATACAGGGCGCAAAAACAGAGTCAGTTCCTTTAGGTGAGTTGAAAAAACTCTCAGAGGAGCGGCTTCTTTTATTTGACGAAGAATTGATGACATTTGCTATGGGTAACTGTATAACCCTAGAAGATACAAATGGCAATCGAAAATTATTAAAAAAACGATATGATCAGAAAATCGATGCTGTTGCCGCTATGATGGATGGTTATGTAGCATTTAAACTTAATCGAGAAGCATTCGAATAGAGGTGATTCAATGTGGACTTATAATTATTCTACTTGTCTTTATCATCATGGTGTAAAAGGCATGAGATGGGGGATTCGTCGTCATCATGAATCGTCTGGTTCAGAAAGAAGAAAGATGAGTAAAGCTAAAAAGATTGCGATTGGACTTGGTATTACTACAGCTACTATTGCTGCTGCATATGGTGTTTATCGACTAACGAAGAATAAATCAATTAAAAAAGTCGTTAATGACGCTCCTATGCATTTAGCAAAAGATTGGGTTAATACTAATCGACAATCTTTTAATACACAAAAAATTAGTTCTATACCAACACATAATCCGGTATCTTCTGTTGTTAAAAAAGAGACTAGAAGAGTATCAACAAATAATCCCTACAATTTTAAATCTATGATGAAAACTAGACAATCTTTGTTAGATTCTTCGTTAAATGATATTTCTGATACCAGAAATATTGTCGAAAATTACAACAAACATTACAACCAGGTTATGAATATGTTTGGTTCTGGTGGAACGAATTGGAATATGAAGAGACGACGATAAGGGAGGAACTTCAAAATGGAAATTTCTTTTAGCTCCAGGCTGAAACATGCTTGGAATGCATTTCGAAATAGAGACCCTACTAATAATTATCGGAATATTGGAAATAGTTATACATATCGTCCGGATCGAGTTAGATTTACACGAGGTAATGAACGTTCGATAGTTACTGCTGTATATAATCGAATCGCATTAGATGTTGCATCTATTAGTATTAAGCACTGTCGATTAGATGAAAATGATAGATTCATTGAAATCATAGATTCTAATATGAACCAGTGTCTTAATATCGAGGCGAATATCGATCAAACTGGTAGAGCATTTATTCAGGATGTTGTCATGTCTATGCTCGATGAAGGATGTGTAGCGATTGTTCCTACAGAGACCACTTTAGATCCAAAGATTACTAAATCGTATGATATCTTGTCAATGCGAACCGGTAAGATTTTGGAATGGTATCCTGAACACGTAAAAGTGAGAGTGTATGACGAGCGAATCGGACGTAAGAATGATATCACTTTACCTAAAAGCATTGTCGGTATTATTGAAAACCCTCTCTATGCTGTTATAAATGAACCTAACTCAACTATGAAACGTTTGGTGAGAAAACTTAGTTTATTGGATGTGACAGATGAACAGACGGCATCCGGCAAATTAGATTTGATCATCCAGCTTCCATATGTTATTAAAACAGAAGCTCGACGTCAGCAAGCTGAGAATAGGCGAAAAGATATCGAGAATCAGTTAGCTGGTTCTAAGTACGGTATTGCTTATACCGACGGAACAGAACGTATCACTCAGTTGAATCGTTCTATCGAAAACAATCTTATGAAACAGGTAGAGTATTTAACTAATATGCTATATAGTCAATTAGGTATTACTCAAACAGTGTTAGATGGTACTGCCGATGAAAAGACAATGCTTAATTATAATAATCGAACAATTGAACCAATTATTTCGGCTATTGTCGATGAAATGAAACGAAAGTTTCTTACTAAAACAGCAAGATCTCAATTGCAGTCTATTTCGTTTTTTAGAGATCCATTTAAATTGGTTCCTGTTAACGATATAGCAGAGATTGCGGATAAGTTTACTCGTAATGAGATCATGACTTCGAATGAGATTAGACAGGTTATCGGAATGAAACCTTCTGACGATCCGAAAGCAGATGAACTTATAAATAGTAATATTAGTCAGCCGAACGAAGGAGAAAATCCATATCCAGATGGGGCGGATAATGCTCCAATGGACGAAGGTTCATATGACGAATACGAATAAAGGAGGAGAAAATCAAAATGGGTAAATACGATTTTTGTGGATGGGCCACAAAGACGGACCTGTTATGCTCCGATGGGCGCATTATCCGAAAAAATGCGTTTAAGAGTAATGACGGACAGACTGTTCCGTTAGTGTGGAACCATCAGCATAATGACCCTAATGAAGTTCTCGGTCATGCATTGTTGGAAAACCGAGACAGTGGGGTTTACGCATATTGTAAGTTTAATGAAACTGAGTCTGGTCAGACCGCTAAATTGTTGGTTCAGCATGGCGATGTAAATGCGTTGTCCATTTATGCTAATCAGCTGAAACAGCAGGGTCCGAATGTTATGCATGGTAATATTCGAGAGTTAAGTCTCGTATTGGCTGGCGCAAATCCAGGCGCAAGTATTGAATCTGTTATTATGCATGGCGAAGAGTCTGAAGAAGAAGCTGTGATTTATACTGGCGAAAATATTAGTCTCTATCATGCAAGTAGCGAATCCGAATCTGAAAAAAAGAAGGAGGACGAAAATATGCCCGAAGATACTAGAAGAACTGATGGCGAAGAAACCGTCGCTGATGTATTTAATACTCTTAATGAAAAACAGAAGATTGTTGTGTATGCACTGATTGGTCAGGCATTGGAAGATGCCGGCGTATCCGATGATGAAGAAGGAGGAAGTGAAATGATGAAACATAACGTATTTGATGCATATGAGAATGACGAAAGACAGGGCGATGTTCTCAGTCATGCCGATATGGAGACTATCATCGCAGATGGTAAGCGTTTCGGCAGTCTGAAAGAAAGTTTCCTGGCCCATGCAGAAGACTATGGTATCGATCAGATCGACTATCTGCTCCCTGATGTTAAGTCTCTGAATACTCCGCCTGAGTTTATTCAGAGAGATATGGGTTGGGTTAATAAGGTTATTGGCGGAACCCATCATACTCCGTTTAGTCGCATTAAATCCATGTTTGCAGATATTACCGAAGATGAAGCGAGAGCAAAGGGTTATATCAAGGGCAAGCTGAAGAGAGAAGAAGTATTTAGCCTGCTTAAGAGATCTACTACTCCTACTACGATCTATAAGAAGCAGAAGATGGATCGTGATGATATTATCGACATCACTGATTTCGACGTAATTAGCTGGCTTAAGTCTGAAATGAGAATGATGCTGGATGAAGAAATTGCTCGTGCCATTCTGGTTGGTGATGGTCGTCTCGCATCTTCTGATGACAAGATTAACGAACAGAACATCCGTCCTATCCTGAACGATGCAGATCTGTTTGTTATCAGATGGTCTGTTGCTGGCGGTTCTACTGACGACGATAAGGCTAAGAATTTCATGAAGGCCGCAATTAAGTCTCGTAAGAACTATAGAGGTTCTGGTAATCCGGTTCTCTTCACTACTGAAGATTTCGTTACTGACATGCTGCTTCTGGAAGATACCATTGGTCATAAGCTCTATAAGACCGAAGGTGAACTGGCTACTGCTCTGCGTGTAAAGGAAATTATCACGGTTCCTATTATGGAAAATGTTAAGGATAAGGATGGCAAAGATGTATATGGCATCATTGTTAATCTGTCCGACTACAATGTTGGTGCAGATAAGGGTGGTGCTATTAACATGTTCGATGATTTCGACATCGATTACAACCAGCAGAAGTATCTGATTGAAACTCGTTGTTCTGGTGCGCTGATTAAGCCTTTCTCTGCAATTGTTCTGAGATCTGGTACTGCAACTCAGAGTGAAGAGCCTGGTCTGGCTGCTGCTAAGGCCGCATTGAATGGTTAATAAACACGTTTAACGTTGTTTATATTTTAGTTTAAGGAGGATTAACATATGGAAAGAGTATTTAACGATGCGAAGGACAAGAACGTTGCCGCATTGGTGATTTACGGTAAGGGGTCTGACGGTAAGGCATATATCGATGCGGCTGGAACGACTCAGTTTACGACCAGTGTTCTCAAGGATGCATTTCTGAAGAGAGCCCTCATTAACATTAGTGATGTTTATTATGTTCCTGTAGGTTTCTCCGTTGCAAGTGGCATTGGTAAGATTGTTTATGCTGTTACTACCGGTAGTAACGATAGCACAAAGACTGATCTTAAAACTCTCGTGTCTGTTGCTGACTAATCGAGGTGAAAATTCAAAATGGCGAAATGGTACGGGATAATCGGCTTCGTAAATACAGTAGAAACTGAACCCGGCCTATGGGAAGAACAGGTTGTCGAACGATCATATTACGGCGATCTGATTCGAAATACTCGAAAACTTGAAACTTCGGGCGGGGTTAATGACAATATTAATCTCGCCAATGAAGTTAGTATCGTAGCAGACCCATACACCAAAAATAATTTCTACGCTATGCGTTATGTTAAATTCATGGGCGCTAAATGGAAAATCACTAGTGTAGATGTTCAGTATTATCCAAGATTAACATTAACTATAGGGGGGTTGTATAATGGGGACTCGTCTTGAGTTACAGAGTAAATTAGAAGAATTACTCGGTAGTAGGAGTGTTTATTATCAGCCTCCCGAAACGATTAAGATGGAATATCCGGCGATTGTGTATTCTAAGAAAAATATTACTAGTAGATTTGCTAATAATACAACTTATTTGCAGCCCACTAGTTATGAAATCACAGTAATCGATAAAAAACCGGATAATATAGTGATTAAAAAACTACTGCAAATGCCGATGTGTAGATTTGATCGCTATTTCAAATCTGATAATTTAAATCATGACGTATTAACTTTATATTTCTAAAGGAGGAATATTATGTCTAAACTTGTATGGGATAAGACCGGTGAACGTACTTACGAAACTGGTGTAAAAAATGGTGTGCTGTATCTTAAGGGTTCTGATGGCACCTATTCTAATGGTGTCGCATGGAATGGTCTGACTGCGGTCACCGAATCTCCTTCTGGCGCAGAACCTACTCCCCTGTATGCAGATGACATTAAGTATCTGAACCTGCTTTCTACCGAAGAGTTTGCTGCTACTGTGGAAGCTTATACTTATCCTGATGAATTTGCGGAATGTGATGGTTCCGCATCTCTTACTGATGGTGTTATCATTGGTCAGCAGACTCGTAAGCAGTTTGGTATGTGCTATAAGACTACTCTGGGTAATGACGTTGATGGCAATGAATATGGTTATAAGCTGCATATGATTTATGGTTGTTTGGCGGCTCCTTCTGAGAAGGCATATGCCACCATCAATGATTCTCCGGAAGCTATTACTTTTTCGTGGGAGGTATCTACCACTCCGGTTAATGTAAGCGATCATAAGCCTACTGCAACTCTTACTATTGATTCTACCAAGGTAGATAGCAGTAAGCTTGCAGCACTGGAAGTAATCCTGTACGGCAAAGATCCTACTACTTCTGACGGCAATGATGGGGTAAATCCTCGTCTTCCTCTGCCGGACGAAATTGCTACTCTTATGACTACTGGTGGTTAATACTAACAATTCAAAATGGTAATCTAAATTATAACAAAGGGTCGTATTCAGGAAAGCTGGCGACCCTTCTTTTTTTATTTTTGAAAGGAGAAAACATAATGATTAAGAAGAATATCACTTATACCGACTACAATGGTGTAGAAAGAACCGAGGATTTCCATTTCAATCTGACTAAGGCAGAAGTTATGGAAATGGAGTTGAGCACTACGGGTGGTCTGGCTGAGATGATCACCAAGATTGTCAATGCTAAGGACACTCCTGCTATTATCAAAGTTTTTAAGGATGTTATTCTTAAAGCTTATGGCGAAAAGAGTGCTGACGGTAAACGTTTTATTAAGTCCGAAGAACTTACCAATGCATTTGCCCAGACCGAAGCTTATAGCATTCTGTTTATGGAATTGGCAACTGATGCTGATGCTGCCGCTAAGTTTATTAATGGTCTTATGCCGGCTAATGCTGCGAAACAGGAAACTCCTACAGATCAGCTTTCTATCGTTGAGAATTAATTACGAAAATACTGGAGGAATAAGAGATGCTACAAATTACAATACCTGCCAACGAACAGTGGGATGAAGAAAGAGAAGAATTTGTTACCACGAAAGAGCAGAGATTAAAATTGGAGCATTCTCTTATCTCTCTTTCGAAATGGGAATCTAAGTGGTGTAAACCTTTTTTATCAAACAAAGAAAAAAGCCACGAAGAAATCCTAGATTATATAAAGTGTATGACGTTAACTAAAAATGTTAATCCAGAGGTTTATAATAGTTTAACCAATGAAAACATTAAACAAGTTAACGATTATATAACGGCACCTATGACTGCTACAACTTTTTCAGAGAATGGTGTTCGTAAGAAAGCAAATAATGAAATTTTCACATCAGAAGTAATATATTATGCTATGACAGCATATAACATTCCGTTTGAATGTGAGAAATGGCATTTAAATAGACTCATAACTCTTATTCGTGTATGTGGCATTAAGAATGAACCGCCTAAAAAGATGAGTAAGAGAAGTATCATGAGCCAGAATGCGGCATTAAATGCTGCTCGAAGAAAGAAATTTAATACGAAAGGGTGAGCGTAACACCTTATGATAACTTTCAGACAAAAGGGCGACTTCTCTAAGCTGACCCGTTTCTTGGAAAAAGCAAAAAATGCTGTTCGCATTGGAGATCTTGACAAGTACGGTCAAGAAGGAGTAGCCGCCCTGGCGTCTGCAACCCCGGTAGAATCGGGTTTAACAGCAAATTCTTGGAGTTATAAAATAACTCACGAGAATGGATCTGCTGCTATTACGTTTTACAATGCGAACATTCAAAATGGAGTTCCTATTGCTATCATTTTACAATATGGGCATGGCACCGGAACCGGAGGCTGGGTACAGGGTAGAGACTATATCAATCCTGCTATCCAGCCTATTTTTGATAAAATCGCAGAAAATGCCTGGAGGGAGGTCACTAAGTTATGAGCACAACTATCGACAATAGAGTTGTCGAGATGCGATTCGACAATAAACAGTTTGAAAGTAATGTTCAGACTACTATGTCGACCCTCGACAAGCTTAAAGAAAAATTAAATTTACCAGGAGCATCTAAAGGTCTTGAAGGTTTAAAAAGTTCGATCAGAAATATTGATATGTCAGGATTAGGCAATGCCGTTGAATCTGTTCGAAGTAAATTTTCAGCTTTAGAAGTAATGGGCGTAACCGCTCTAGCTAACATTACAAATTCGGCAGTTAATGCTGGTAAACGAATTGTTTCCGCATTAACGATCGATCCAATAAAGACCGGTTTTCAGGAATACGAAACCCAGATTAATGCTGTTCAGACCATCCTTGCAAATACACAAAGTAAGGGTAGTACGTTGGAAGATGTTAATAAAGCTTTAGATGAACTGAATTTATATGCTGATAAAACCATCTACAATTTTACAGAAATGACAAGAAACATTGGTACGTTTACAGCTGCCGGTGTTGATCTGGATAAATCGGTTTCATCCATTAAGGGTATCGCTAACTTAGCTGCGGTTTCTGGTTCGACCTCTCAGCAAGCCTCTGTTGCTATGTATCAGCTTTCTCAGGCTCTTGCTGCTGGTAAAGTTCAACTTCAGGATTGGAACTCTGTGGTCAATGCCGGCATGGGTGGCCAGCTTTTTCAGGATGCGTTGAAAAGAACTGCCAAACAGCAGGGCGAGAATGTCGATGCCTTAATTAAAAAATATGGTTCTTTCAGAGAATCGTTAACTAAGGGTCAGTGGCTTACTACCGAGGTATTAACAGAAACTTTAAGTCAGCTTTCTGGCGCATACAGTGAAGCAGATCTTATAAAACAGGGATATTCTAAAAAAGAAGCAAAAGAGATTGCACAACTTGCTCAAACGGCTGTTGATGCTGCGACCAAAGTTAAAACTTTTACTCAGTTATGGGATACTTTGAAAGAAGCAGCTCAATCTGGCTGGACTCAGACATGGGAAATTATTGTCGGCGACTTTGAAGAGGCTAAGTCATTATTGACTGAGGCGTCTGATTATTTCGGCGATATTATTAATAAATCAGCTCAAGCACGTAATGATATGCTTGAAGGGTGGGCTAAAGGTGGCGGTCGAGAGATGGCCATCGAAGCTTTGAAAAATGCTTTTGAAGGACTTTTGAGTATCATAAGACCTATTAAAGAAGCATTTAGAGAAGTATTTCCCCCGATGACGTCAAAGAAACTTCTAGAAATTACGGAAAACATCAGAGATTTAACAAAGAATTTTAAATTAACAGACACACAAGCTGAAAATTTAAAAAAAGTTTTCAAGGGATTATTTTCTATCGTAAATGTTGGCTGGACATTCATTAAAAAATTAGCGTCTGGAATCGTTAGTCTGATTGGAAATCTTGCCGGATTTACTGATGGCATATTAAGTGTTGGTGGAGCAATCGGAGAAGTATTTAGTGGTTTCAATTTCGATGGAATAATCTCTGGATTAAGTGATTTTTGGGATGTTATCAAAAATATAGCTAAAGGTATAGGCGATGTTGTCTCGAAAATCGGATCGAGCTTAGGTAAATCATTATCAGACATCATTAATAATATGGGTATCGATACCATAACTAAAGCTATTCAAAATGGTCTTTTGGGTGGTTTGATACTAACAATTACTAAATTCGTAAAACATATCAGATCAAATATGGAAGATGCCGGCGGTATTTTAGATTCTGTGACAGATCTTTTAGACGGTGTAAAAGATTCGCTTAAAGCATTTCAAGATAATATACGAGCTAAAACTTTATTAACCATAGCCGGAGCTGTTGCTATTTTAGCCGGTTCTTTGTTGATTTTATCGACAATCGATTCTAAAAAGCTTAATCAATCGTTAAGTGCCATAGTTACGATATTTGGCGGGCTGATCGGGGCAATGACTGCAATTTCTAAATTTGGAATAGGCTCCGGAAAAATGATAGCAGCAAGTACCGCTATGGTGGGAATGTCAGTTGCAGTTCTCATACTTGCTTCGGCATTGAAAAAGTTATCTGGTTTAAATATTGATCAAATCGAAACTGGGATTATTGGTGTTCTTGGACTCACAACTATCGTTGTTTTAGCCTCGAAAGCTTTAGCAACAAATAGTGAGAAAACAATTAAGGGTGCTTTGCAAATGGTCGTATTTGCAACAGCAATTAAGATACTAGCTACCGCATGTACATATTTAGCGGCATTATCTTGGGAACAGATGGCCAAAGGTCTTATTGGTGTTGGGGTATTAATGGGCGCGGTATCTGTTTTTATGAATACAGCAAAATTTAGTAAAAAAGCAATTACTAATGCATTAGGAATTGTTATTCTTAGCGGAGCTATGAAAATTCTAGCTGGCGTCTGTTCTGAATTCGGTAATATGAGTTGGGAAGGAATAGCTAAAGGTTTGGCTGCTATAGGCGGCATCCTTGGCGAATTATCCATATTCTCAAACCTTATGAAAAATACTAAGGGTTTATTGAAAACGGCCGTAATTCTCACCGTCGTAGCAGGATCGGTTCGTATTCTTGAAAAATCGTTGGTAACGTTTTCAAAATTGAGTTGGGAAGGAATAGCTAAAGGTTTAGTTGCAATCGCCGGATCTCTATTCGCTGTATCTATTGCCGCAAAAACTATGCCCAAACAAGGTCTAATCGATATTAGTGTCGTTCTTCCGTCTGTAGCATCCGCATTATTAATCATTGCAAAAGTCATTAAACAGATCGGTAAATTATCTTGGGGCGAGTTAGCTGCGGGATTGGTTGGAATAGGGGTATCGCTTGAATTATTGAGTCGTGCACTTAATAAAATGAAAGGAACTATTCCCGCTGCTTTATCCCTGTTTGTTGCAGCTTCAGCTCTTTTGGCGTTAGGTAAAGCTATGTCGATTGTTGCTGGTCTTGGATGGGAAGGTGTAGCCATTGGGCTAGTAGCAATAGCTGGAGCACTTCTTATTATCGGAACAGCTGCAAAATTATTACAGCCGTTGATTCCTTCTTTGGTGTCTCTAAGTGGTTCCATTGCTTTACTTGGACTTTCCTTAGTGGTATTCGGTGTTGGTTTAGCAGCTGTTGGTGCTGGTATGATTCCGGTTTTAACAGCAGTAGTAAGCACAATTTTAACACTTCAAAATGTCAGTTGGTCTGCTATCGCAAAAGGTCTTGTGGTCATTGTTGGTGTTTTTACAACATTAGGCATAGCTGCTACATTACTTAAACCGTTAATTCCGACGATTTTGTCGTTAAGCGGATCATTACTCGTGTTAAGTGTTTCGTGTTTAGGCATTGGTATTGCTATATCTTTAGTTGTCTCCAGTCTTGCAGCGTTGGGAGCTATGGGATCAGATACCGCACAATCGATTGTAGATTCTTTAACCATAATAGTCACTGGCTTGATTGGTATGCTTCCAAAAATAATCAAGGGTTTGGTAGAAACTGTAAAAACTTTTGTTTTGTCTCTTGTGGATGCAATATCTGAATGTGCCCCAGCGATAATTGATGGTTTGTTAAAGTTAGTTATCGGAATTTTCGAATCATTGAAAAATAATGTTCCTCAAATTATAAGTAATCTTGCATTATTTATCATAAAATCCTTAGCTGCGCTTGTTAAATACATACCGCAAATAGTAGCAGTTGCTATTGATTTAATCATTGCTGTTATTAATGGTATCGCTGAGAAATTACCTGAGTTAGTTGTTGCTGTTGTGAATTTGGTTGGAAAATTACTCGATGGCGTTATTCAAGCTTTAAATAATGTTGATACGACAAATTTGATAAAGGGTATAATCGCAGTCGGATTAATGACTGGTTTAATGGCCGCATTATCCGCGATTGTAAGTTTTATTCCTGGTGCTATGGCTGGAGTATTAGGTATGGGCTTAGTTATCGGTGAACTAGCACTCGTGCTAGCTGCAATCGGAGCATTAAATACAATACCTGGGCTTCAAGATTTTGTCGTTAAGGGTGGTAATCTGCTCCAATCTATCGGAACTGCCATTGGTCAATTTGTTGGCGGATTAATAGGCGGGGTTATGAATGGCGTGACAGACGTTCTCCCGAATGTTGCTGTTAATTTGTCAGCATTTATGATTAATTTAGAACCGTTTATTCAAGCAGCTAAAAAAATCGATCCTTCTATTTTAGATGGTATCAAATCTTTATGTGCTGCAATTCTTCTTATTACCGGAACAGAAGTAGTTAATAGCATAGCGAATTGGTTTACTGGTGGAAACTCAATGGCTGATTTTGCAAATCAGTTAGTACCATTTGGTAAAGGAATAAAAGCTTATGCAGATTGTGTAACTGGAATAGACAATGCAGCCATTGTAAATTCTGCAAATGCTGCAAAAGCTCTTGCCGAGATGTCTAACATTATTCCTAACGAAGGTGGCGTAGTTGGTTGGTTCGCTGGAGACAACAGTATTGCTAATTTTAGTAGTCAATTAATTTCTTTGGGTATTGGTTTAAAGGGTTTTGCCGAAAAAACAGCTGGTATTGATCCGAAGAATATTATAAACGCTGCAAATGCTGCAAAAGCTCTTGCTGAGATGGCCAGTATTATTCCGAGTCCCGAAGGAATTGCTGCCTGGTTTACTGGCGATGATAGTATTTCTAATTTCAGTGTACAATTAATTTCTTTGGGTACCGGTTTACAAAGTTTCGCTGAGAAAACAGCTGGTATCGATCCCAAAAATGTCATGGCTGCTACTAATGCTGCTAAAGCATTGGCTCAGATGGCTAACGTTATTCCCAACGAAGGTGGCGTTGAAGCCTGGCTTAACGGTGACAATAGTATTGCTAATTTCGGTTCCGAATTAATTTCTTTGGGTATTGGTTTAAAGGGTTTTGCCACAGTTACAGAAGGTATTGTGGCCGAAAATATAATAGCCGCTACCAATGCTGCTAAAGCATTAGCTGAAATGGCTAGCACTGTTCCTAACGAGGGCGGTGTAAAAGCTTGGTTCACTGGTGATAACAGTATCGCTAATTTCGGTTCTGAATTGATTACTCTCGGTTTAGGATTGAAGGGATTTGGTGAAGCAATCGGCGGTATGAACCCCGGTAAAGTTATGCTTGCTGCTAACGCTGCTAAAGCTATTGCTGAGATGGCAAATGTTATTCCTAACGAAGGTGGCGTAGTTGCTTGGTTCAGTGGAGATAACAGTATTGCTAACTTCGGTTCCGAATTGATTACTCTCGGTTTAGGTTTGAGAGGATTTGCTATTGCTACAGAAGGCATCAAAAGCGAAAATATTATATCAGCGTCAAATGCTGCAAAAGCTCTTGCTCAAATGGCAAACGTTATTCCTAATGAGGGTGGTGTAGTCGGTTGGTTCGCCGGAGACAACAGTATTGCTAACTTCGGTTCCGAATTGATTACTCTCGGTTTAGGATTGAAGGGATTCTCAGTAGCAACAACCGGTATCGACCCTAATGCTATAATTGCCGCATCTAATGCTGCTAAAGCTTTAGCTCAGATGACTAACATCATCCCCAACGAAGGCGGTATTAAAGCTTGGTTTAACGGCGAAAGTGGCGTTGCAAGTTTCGGCACAAATTTAATACATTTAGGCGTTAGTCTTAAGGGATTCGCTGAGTCTACAGCTGGGATCAACACAGAAAGCATGTCTGCAACAACAAAAGCTGCTAAAGCATTGGTAGAAATGACTAACACCATTCCCAACGAAGGTGGCATTAAAGCTTGGCTTAACGGCGAAAGTGGCGTGGCTAGTTTCGGTGATGGTCTAAGAAAATTGGGATCTGGCCTAAAAGGTTTTGCCGAGAAAACTGCTGGTATTGAACCTACGAATATCGTAGCTGCATCCAATGCTGCAAAATCGCTGGCACAGATGACCAAGTATATTCCCAATGAAGGCGGTATCAAAGCTTGGTTTAGTGGAGAAAGCGGCGTATCTAAATTCAGTGATGGGTTACCTAAATTAGGAAAAGCCTTATCTGGATTCTCTACATCAGTTAGTGGTATCGATCCGATACGAATTGCTGCCGCATCTACTGCCGCTAAAAATTTGGCTAAGATGTCTTCTACGGTTCCCAAGAATACGAGTAATTTAGGACCTTTTGGTGATAACTTAGCTAAGTTCGGTAATAAATTAAGAGCATATTTTGCTAATACTGCGAATATTACCGAAGGTGCAATTGCTGTCTCCAATAAAGCTGTAAAAGCGCTTAAGTCGTTAGATAGCATTAATGGTATTAAATTAAAGATAGCATCGATTGGTATTAACGATGCTATAAAAGCTATTAAGAACATGTCTGGTGTTAAGGCCAATTCTGCGGATGGATTTACTAAAGCAGTAAATGCAATTGCTAAAGTAAATGTAAATAGTGCGATAAAGACTATAAGTGATTCTGCCGGAAAAATGAAAAACGCTGGTTCAAATTTAATGACTGGTATCATTCAAGGGATGAAATCAAAGCAACCAGCGGTTATTTCAGCTGGTAAAAATATAATGACTTCCATGGTCAACATATTTAAAAACAAAGCCAGCATGTTTAATAATGTCGGTAAAGAAATCATGGATAAACTTAACGGTGCTTTTAAATCAAATAGCGGAAAAGTAAGAAGCTCTATGACCTCGGTACTTAAAATGGTATCGAATAGTATTCGTTCATATTATTCTACTTTCTATAATGCCGGCTCTTATTTAGGTATTGGTTTTGCTAGAGGTATTAGTTCTAGCAGCTGGTATGCAAATTTGAAGGCTAGAGCTTTGGCAAATGCTGCCGCTAAGGCCGCTGCTGCCGAACTTAAAGAACATTCTCCTTCTAAGGTTGGCTATAAGATTGGTGCTTTCTTTGGTATTGGTTTTGTTAACGGTATTGGCGAATACGTGAAAACCGCATATGAAACTAGTTCAGAAGTAGCAACATCTGCAAAGAAGGGCTTAACTAAAGCAGTTAATTACACCAGAGATCTTATAAGCGGAGCATTAGATTCTCAGCCAACAATTCGTCCGGTTCTGGATTTAAGCGATGTTAAATCTGGCTTCAGCGAAATTAATGGAATGCTTGCTGATGGGCCTTCTGTTGGTGTATCGGCGAATATTGATGCTATTAGTTCTATGATGAGTCATAGAAATCAAAATGGAGTCGGAAACGATATAGTATCGGCAATTAATAAACTGCGTAAAGATTTAAGTAACGTCGGAAACACTTATTACACCATCGAAGGTGTTACTTATGACGACGGCAGCAATATTTCCAATGCAGTTGAATCGATTGTTAGAGCAGCAAGAATAGAAAGGAGGAGGTAAGGATGGCTGTACCAACATATACAGTAAAAAAAGGAGATACGTTATCTGAAATCGCTTGGAAATATAATTCTACATATAATTACGGAAGTAATGTTACAGCTGCATATAAAAAGCTAGCGGAAATTAACGATATTGACGACCCTGATCGCATTGTCGTTGGGCAGGTTCTCAAGCTTAAATCAGATGGCACTACGCCCAAAAAGACAAAGGGTTCTCAGGTAGCTATTAAAGCTTTCGGTTTACAGTCAGATACTGATCGAACCGTATATGCTTCTTGGCGATGGGATAAAGATCATACAGATCACTATAAGTGTATTTGGTATTATGATACTGGTAATGGTGTATGGTTTGTTGGTTCAGAATCCGATGAGAAAAATAAACAAAGTATATATAACGCACCTACCAATGCCAAACGAGTATCGTTTAAGGTCAAACCTGTCTCTACTAAAAGAAAAGTTAAAAAGAAGCAAACAAGTTACTGGACCGGTAAGTGGTCTAGTAGCAAAAAATACAACTTTTCTAGCAATCCACCATCTAAACCTTCTGCTCCGACAGTTACCATTGAGAAATACAAATTAACAGCAGAACTTGATAATTTAGCTTCTGATTGGACCGCAACTCATGTAGAGTTTATGGTTGTTCAGGACGATAAAACCATATTCAAAACTGGTAAATCTAAAATTCAGATTGCTCATGCATCTTTTTCTTGTGAAGTTGATTCTGGTCATGAGTATAAAGTATGTTGTCGTGGTGTAAGAAGTAAGGTTTACGGCGATTGGTCTGATTATTCAAGTAATATTGAAACTATACCGTCAGCTCCTGAACAAATCATAACTTTAAAAGCTCTTTCAAAAACATCTGTTAGTATCGATTGGACAAACGTTTCAAACTGTAAAAGTTATGAAGTCCAATATACTACTAAGATGATGTATTTTGATAGTTCAAGTAATGTCCAAAGTCAAACTGTTGAATCAGTCGTTGGTCATGCTGAAATAACCGGTCTCGAAACCGGGCAAGAATATTTCTTTAGAGTCAGAGCAGTAAATGATAAAGGTAATTCGGCGTGGGGTGAAATAAAATCTATTGTTTTAGGTAAAGCACCGTCCGCGCCGACTACCTGGTCTTCAACGACAACTGCTATCGCCGGTGAAGCATTACTTCTATATTGGGTCCATAATGCTGAAGATGGATCGAGTCAAACTTTTGCTGAGCTTGAGTTAATCATAGATGGTATTTCCGATACCCAAACCATCAAAAATACTACAGATGAAGACAAAAAAGATAAAACAAGTGTATACGATAAAATTGACACATCTAAATTTACAGAAGGTACAAAAATTCAATGGAGAGTAAGAACTGCTGGTATAACTAAAGAATACGGTGATTGGTCAATTCAAAGAACTATTGATATTTATGCTCCTCCTACCTTGTCATTGACTATGACTAATGCTGAAGGTACTTCATTATCTGTTCTTGAATCTTTTCCGTTTTATATTAAAGGACAAGCTGGACCAAACACACAAACTCCTATTAGTTATTATTTGGTTGTCACAGCGGGTGAAGCTTATGACACGGTAGATCAAATCGGTAACGCCAAAATGATAAGTGAAGGTGAAGCTGTATATACCAAATATTTCGATACGTCGAGCGAATTATTGGTTGAATTTTCTGCTAGTAATATCGATCTCGATAATAACGTTACTTATACGGTAACCTGTACTGTTGCCATGAATTCTGGATTAACTGCTGAATCTTCATTACAATTTGAAGTGTCATGGAAGGATGATGAATATGAGCCAAATGCTGAGATTGGATACGATGACGATACATATTCGACTTATATTCGACCGTATTGTGTAGACGAAAATGAGGAACTTATTTCTGGAATTACTCTATCTGTTTATCGAAGAGAATTCGACGGAGGATTTGTAGAAATTGCAAAAGATTTAACAAATACAAAAAACACATATGTGACAGATCCTCATCCGGCTTTGGATTACGGTCGTTATAGAATTGTAGCGATAAATAGTTCTACTGGTGCAGTAAGCTACAATGATATTCCGGGGTGGCCTATTGAGGAAAAAGCAGTTATTATTCAGTGGGCTGAAGAATGGTCTAATTTCGATTCGTCTACAATTGATGAAGGAGATGAAATAGAAAAGCCGGCATGGTCTGGTTCGCTATTAAGACTTCCTTATAACATTGATGTATCCGATAAAAATTCCTTAGATGTATCCCTTGTCAAATATATAGGAAGAAAACGACCTGTTAGTTATTACGGAACTCAGCTGGGCGAATCTTCTAGTTGGAAAGTTGACATTGCAAAAGATGATGAAGAAACATTATATGCTCTTAGACGTTTAGCAATCTGGACGGGCGATGTATATGTACGAGAACCGTCTGGAAGCGGATATTGGGCTAATATTTCCGTATCGTTTAGTCAGACTCATAAGGAATTAACTATACCGGTTACGCTTGAAATTGTTCGGGTGGAAGGAGGGATCTGAAATGCCTGATTGGTTGTCGTCAATGACACAAACTTTTGAGTATTATACGGTCGATCCTTCCACCTGGAAGGACATTAAACGAATTGATAACGTTATGAGTAGTTCGATAATCAGAGATTTAGAAGCCGAAACACTCGGATCAGCAAGTTTAAATATTACTAATTCTTTGGGAGAATGCTATATACGAATCTATCTTGTAACAATTCAAAATGGAATAACTGAGAGACATGTTCTTGGTACTTTTCTCGTTCAAACGCCATCCTCTTCGTTTAACGGGAAAATTCGAGAAGTTTCTATGGATGCTTATACGCCCTTACTTGAACTTAAAGAGAACCCGCCGCCTCTCGGTTATTCCATATTAAAAAATGCGAATATTATGTCTAATGCATATCAAATTTGTCGTGAAAATGCTAGAGCACCTGTCGTTGAAGCCAAAAACAATATGACGCTTTACGATGATTTTGTGGCAAACACAAGCGATACTTGGCTTTCTTTTGTTAGCGATTTAATCAGCAATGCAAAATATTATTTAGATCTTGATGAAATGGGTCGAGTTCTTTTTGCTCCAAAACAAGATATGGCTTCTTTACAGCCGGTTTGGACGTATGACGATAGTAATAGTTCGATTTTGTACCCTGATATTTCTATGGATCACGATTTATACGGTATTCCTAATATCGTTGAAGTTATATACACCAAAGGCGGTAGCTTTTATCAATTCAGAGCGGTTAATGACGATCCGAATAGTCCGACGTCTACGATTAGTCGAGGACGAGAAATAATTCATCGAGTTACTGATCCCGATTTGGTTGGTGATCCTACAGAAACACAAATCGAATTATACACTAAACAGCTTCTTCGAGATTTATCAAGTATTGAGTATACGGTGTCATATTCTCATGGATATTGTCCAGTTAGAATCGGCGATTGCGTACGTCTAAATTACACAAGAGCTGGTATAACTAATGTTAAAGCAAAAGTTATCAGTCAAACAATTAAATGCGAACCAGGTTGTCCTGTTTCAGAAAAAGCTGTATTTACTAAGAAATTATGGGGGTGATATCTGTGGCCCTGTCAGATGAACTTATATCTAAATTTGTTAAAACCGTAACAATCAATGATAGTAATAATACTAAAAAAGAAGAAACGATTTACGGAACGACCGTTAAATATGACGAAAAACTTTATGTGCAACTTGACGGGTCTGATTTATTAACTCCTGTATCATCGACTACCGATGTGAAAGCCGGAGAACGCGTGATAGTTCTAATCAAAAATCATGCTGCTATAGTAACAGGTAATCTCACATCCCCATCAGCAAGAACTGATGATGTCAAAGAATTAGGAACTAAAATATCGGACTTCGAAATTGTTATTGCTGATAAAGTTAGTACAATTGAATTCGATGCTGAAAAAGGAAGAATTGATAATCTTATAACAGATAATGCTGTGATCCAAGAAGAATTATCTGCTGCTGAAGCAAATATTTCAGAGCTTCTAGTAGACAATGAGACAATCAAAGGTAAATTGAATGCTAATGAAGCTAACATCACAAAACTTCAAGCTGAAAAAATTGATGTTGTTTCTGCTGATGCCAAATATGCAACGATAGAAAACCTCAACGCTACCAATGCAAATCTGGATAATTTAGAGGCTACACATGGTGAGTTCGTTGACGTAACAACCGAGAAGTTAACAGCTATTGATACGACTATTGAAAATCTAAATACGAAATACGCTAATATTGATTTCTCTAATATTAGTAAAGCCACAATGGAGATCTTTTATGCCAATTCCGGTCTCATCAAAAATGTTTCAATTGGTGATGCCACGATTAGCGGAGAACTTGTCGGCGTTACTATTAAAGGCGATCTTATTGAGGGTGGAACCGTCGTTGCAGATAAATTAGTCATCAAAGGAGATAATGGACTTTATTACAAGTTAAACACCGATGGTATTAAGACAGAAACCGAGCAGACTGAGTATAATAGTCTGAATGGTGAAGTGATTACGGCAAAATCAATTACAGCTACCAAGATTGATGTTCATGACTTGGTGGCTTTTGATGCTACGATTGGTGGATTCAAAATAACCGATAATTCCATATATTCGGGTGTTAAAGAATCCATAGATAATACCACAAGAGGTATTTATATGGATAAAGACGGTCAAATTGTATTCGGCGATTCTAATAATTTTGTAAAGTTCTACAAAGATTCAGATGGGAATTATAAACTATCTATTTCTGCGGAGAATATTATTTTTGGCGTCAGTGGTAAAAACGTCGAAGACGAAATATCATCTGTAAATTCAAAGGTCGAAAATTTAAAAGACGAGATAACTACAAATTTGCGTATCGAATCGTCTAGAGGGACAGTCTTTAAAAATGATACTGTTGCTACGGTTTTATCAGTAGTGATATATCACGGATCACAGCGAATTACAGATAGCGCCACGATGAAAAGTATTTTTGGTAATGATGCTTATTTGCAATGGAAATGGCAGAGAATAGATGATGACTCATTTGGTGTTATTTCATCTAGTGATACAAGATTTGGAGATAACGGATTTACGTTTACTTTATCGTCAAACGATGTCGACACTAAAACTACTTTTATGTGCGAATTAATTACGTAAAGGAGAATGATATATGGGAATTAAAGCGGGCGATCAAATTACGATTGTCGACGTAACTGATGCTTATTCAGTTATTTTAACAAGTGAAGCTTATACATTTGTGGGCGGAACTACTGGCGCTCCTTCTGGTTTACAATGCACTACTCAAGCGGTAGCATTTTGTGGCAGTAATCAGTGCAGTTCTGTTACAGTGACAGCATCTGATATTGCATGTCCGACTGGTATATCAGCAACAGTAAGCAATAGTGGGACAGCTTCGCCCACAATCACGTTTACTACAACTGCGACTATTAGTTCAGCTTGCGAAGCTACTATTCCCGTTGTTGTAGATGGTATTACTATTAATAAAAAGTTCTCATTTGCTGTGGCCAAAACGGGTTCCGCAGGTAAAGACGGTACTTCTGTAACTGTATCTTCAACCAGTGTAACATATCAGGCGGGAACGAGTGGAACTACCAAGCCTACTGGTACGTGGTCAGCAAGTGTTCCGACTGTATCTAATGGTCAGTATCTTTGGACTAAAACTGTAGTTACATATTCCGATGGAAATAGTACCGAAGCATATAGTGTTTCTTATAAAGGCACTAATGGCACTTCAGTAACTGTTTCTTCGACCAGCATTACTTATGCCACAAGTACAAGCGGCACGACAGCCCCAACAAGCGGATGGAGCACAAGTGTTCCGACTGTATCTAATGGTCAGTATCTTTGGACTAAAACTTATGTGAAATATTCTGACAACAAAGAGACTACTTCTTATAGTGTTTCTTATAAAGGCACTAATGGTACAAACGGAAAAGACGGCAATGATGGGGCCGACGCTATTACCATGAGCATTACTACCAGCAACGGAACGGTGTTTAAAAATAACACTGGTTCTACGGTATTAACCGCTCATGTATATGTGGGGGGAGTTGAACAAACTATTACCGATGCTGGAGTTTGCGGAAGTTTAGGTTCTGTTAAATGGTATAAAGGTACTTCCACTACGGCAGTAAGCACTTCTAAAACTATTACCGTATCTGCATCGGATGTTAGTAACGCTGTAGCTTATACTTGTCAGTTGGAGCAATAAAATATGGCAATCAAGGCGAGTTGTACAGTAACTCTCTCGTGTTACCGTGATACGCAGAAAGTTACAAGATATTATAAACTTCAATCGTCAACTTCTTCTGTCCCATCAAAACCAACAACTAATCCTCCGAGTGGATGGACTGAAACGGAACCTTCGTACACAAGTAATAGCACAAATACGTTATATTTTTGTGATTTGACTGTCTTTTCAGATGGTACTTGGTCTTACTCTGAAGTAAGTAAGTCTAGTGCATATGAAGCTGCTAAAGAAGCTTATAACAAGGCGAATAATGCACAATCAGCCGCAGATGATGCAGCTAAAGTAGCAACTAATTATATGGGTTTCAGCAACTCAGGATTAGTAATTGGCGATATGACGTCTACAACACTTGGGCGTAATATTCGTATCGATTCTGATAGTGTTGATATTCGAAAAGGAGATGTTGTTCTCGCTAGTTATGGTGAAGATTATATTTATCTCGGAAAAAATAGTCAAGGAGCAAAGATTGATTTAGCAAATGGTGTTGGTACGTTATATAACGAAGACGACTCAACATTCGATTTTCAAAGACTTGTAATCGAAGCAAATCATTCTATTAAATTGGACACTACATGTGCTATTTATCAAAATGTATATTACGATAATGGCGAAGCAAATGGTTCAGCGAGTATTCATGTGTATACACATGAACCTTGGGCTTCCCAATCAGAGTATATTGGCGGAAGGATTGAACTGTATGCTGAAGATGGCGGTTCTGAAAACAGTGCATGGTCATCGTTAAGTGTACATGGTGATACGGTTAGTTTACTTACTCAATCATCTATTACTTCGCAGTATTCAAAAATACAATTAGAAAGTGTTGGGGGATCTGTAGCGCTTATGGGGTCTACTGAAATAACCTTAGATGCGCCTAATACTACAACAACTGGTTACCTCACCCTTCCAAATACCTACGGGTTATATGGAGAAACCTCAAGTGGAGTTCAATATAATTGTGTTGAGGTTAGTAATAAAAACAATATAGTTTATGGTTATGGTGGATACGAACATAGTGCTGGTCGAACCAATATTTATGGTAATAAAATATATTTCATAACTAGAGATTCTGATGATGTATGGTGGAAACCGTATTATTCAAAAGGAGATAGCGTTTATATAATGTGGCATGGTGCAGGATTTGTAACTAATGCTAAGAAAAATATTTATTTAACAATACCCTTAACTAAACCGGTTATAGGATCGCCAACAGTAACTGTTACCAATGAGAGCGGTTTTAAATTTAGACAGAATAATAGTTATACGCATGGTTCCACATCAACTACATATGTAAAAGCAGGTTCACTTATACCAACCTTAGAAAATAGTGGTTGTGTTTCTATTGTTGCAACAGATTTTGCCAGCGTAACAAACTGCACTAACAATAGTTCGATTGGGATAACAGCAAATATAAAAATAACATTTTCATAAAAGGAGGATATACATGACTGAAAAATTAAGAAAGTTATATAACACTATGTGTCTGATTGAAACAAAAGGCGAAAGTACAAAAATTATGACAGATTGTCTTCGATACGTTGAGCAATTAATTTCTGAAAATAACAAACTAACAACTGTAAAAAACGATGTCGATAAGGAGGATTAAATATGGATTTTACTATGTTGACTGAATACTTCGTATTAGTAGTAATGGTTGCTTGCTTGGTGGTAGGCTATATCATTAAACACGCAACCTTTTTAAAATGGATTCCTAATGACGATATTCCTGTAATTCTAGCATTTGTTGGTGCTGGTCTGAACGTGGTTATCAACAGGATCACCGTCGAGTCAATTGTATATGGTGCACTGATGGGTCTGGCTTCTACTGGTATGCATCAGGCGTTTTCCAAATTTATCGAAGGCGGTAAAGAAGAAAGCGAATAAGGGTGGCCAATATGAATGAAGCTGAATTCTTAGGGCAAGCAATTCTCGCTATCATAACCCTTGGTGGGTTTATTACTGTAGTTGTAAAATTTGTTCAGCCGATTAATGACCTTCGAGTTGTGATTCAAAAGTTGAATGATTGTATTGAATCGTTAAGGGCTGACAATGACACACAAAATAAAAGAATTGAAAAACATGGCGAACAGATTGATAATCTGAATAATCGTGTTGGGAAAATCGAAACTAAAATCGAAAACTATAATAAAAACTAATTAGAAAAAGAGGCTCCGTCACTACGACAGGGCCTCTTATTTTTTGTTGTTCAAAAACCTTGATATGACGCTATCGGTATCAAGTAGTACCCCATGAACGAGGACTTAAATGTACCCTAAATTAATCGCACTTAAGTTCGATCGTTATTTTATAAGGGGGATTGTAGTACTGCGTACCTTTGGCGGCTTGCATGTTATATTTCTCCGCATTCTCTTTTGTTATTTGCACAATCGGATCACGCTCGTATATCATCTTATCAATTACTGTTTTAAGGTATTGATTCTTAGTCTTAGCGTCTAATTCGACATCTTCCAATATTCTTAAAGCATCTTTAGTCTTAATTAATTCATCACGATAATTGATATGTTTTGGGGCTGAGTCTTTAGCTTTGGCTAACGCTTTATTTACTTCCTCTTTTTCTTTTAATACTTTTTCATTGAGTTTAGCAAATATATGTTGAGGAAGTCTCTTAGCTGGATCAGGGTCGTACTGAGCCTCCCATTGATCCATTTCTTTCTTCTCAAGGTCAGAGAGCTGCTTTGTGAGCCTGGCCATTAGGTCTGTATGGAGTTTTATAGAGTCATCCTGACTATTCTTTATACGAATCTCAAAGTCGCTTATACAGTCTCTGAGGACTTTACAGACGTACTCAAACACTTCACTATATTTTACAGAACCTGATTTACAGTGCACTTGGTTGTTGCATACAAGTTTGGGTGGAGCATATTCTACACCATGTCTTGTGTAAGTATTGTAGCCAATCTTGTGGCCGCATTTCTTACAGAACATAATTCCACTGAATGGGTTTTTAAGGGTTAGATCCCTACGAGTCTTATGACGTTTGCCTCTTATTTCACGAGCCTTGTTAAATTGCTCTTCTGAGATAATACCATCGTGTTTTCCTTCAAATAATAAGAACTCGTCTACTTTCGCCTTCGGACGAAGCTTCTTTATTTCTTGATCTTCGATTATTTTCACAGTTTTCCGCCAATTCCAACGTGTGCAGCCAATGTAATGGTGATTTTCTAAAATACTGAATATTATGCTTGGTTTCCATGTGCTTTGACCGGTCTTAGTCTTAGCGCCTATATTTTCGAGTCTTCTGCAAATTGCTGTAACGCCTATATCTTCTTCACAATACCAATTGAAAATCATACGAACTACATCAGCTTGATCCTTACGTTCAATTAGAGTATGGTATGATTTCTTACCGTTATCAGTAAACTTCTCGATTCGATCAAAACCATAAGGCGCGGTTGAACCTACGTAGTTACCTTCTTTAACGCTTAATAGTTTACCTCTAGCTTGAATCTTCTTGTAGTATTCGAGATATTCGTTGCCTCGTTTAAGTTCACGTTCGAATGCATCCCTATCATATTCATCACGCAAATCGTAAGTCTTCATGGGTGTGATTACACAAGTATTTGTGTATCTAAGTAACCTTATAAGTCTACCAGCATCCTCAAGATCGCCACGACTCAAACGCTGCACGTCTACTACAATTATAGCTTTGACGGCCGGATCTTCTATATCTTTGAGTAAACGAGTTATCTCAGGACGTTCTTTAAGCGATTCACCACTACCCACTTCCATATATTTGTTCTCATCCGGGATTTGACCGCCTAGATATTTTACAGCATATTCCTCAACGATCTTACTATGTTTCTCAAGTATTTCATCAGTCGATAGCAGAGGATCATCAGTACGAGACTTCCTTCCGTACTCTTTTGTTTCGTAATTGTAGAACTTTGGATATTCCTTATACATTCTGTTCTTCCTTTCTATGATGTACTGCCGGGGGTTACGTTGGCATCACCTCCTTCGCGTAATTTTCAACTCCTATTATGAAAGGAGTGATATTTATGATAATTAAAGAATTTGAAAGCTTGAAAGTTGGCGATTTAGTAACACAAGTGAAGGGTAAGTATAAAGGTGAACCAGCTAAGGTTGATTTTATTTGGGATCTAACCGACAGTAACGGTTACCGAGAAATACTTATATTTGCTAAATACTTAAATCCTAAGATTCACAAGCCTGGACAATGCGATTTTGATTGTAATTATCGATTTTTGAAAAAGTAGAGGAGTCCTAACAAGGGCTCTTTCTTTTATATTTGTCTCTGTGAGATTAAGAATCTACCATACTCCATTAACTTCTCATGCTCTTCATCAGTGAACGGGTCCATGCCGAATGCTTTATGCCAAGCCTCAACGTGTCTTACGTATGCCTCATTCACCGAGTAATATACTGACTCCTCTTCGCCATCTGATATTTTAGTGGAGATCATCTCTTTAGCAGTCCACCCCATCAAATGAGCTGGCGTTGTATCCAATGCTTCTGCAAGTGGATTAAGAATACTTAATGGTAAATTCTCGATATCGCCATTCTCGTATCTATATACGGTGGTTCGATTCTTACCTAACCTATCAGCTAGATCATCAATCGACATACCTCTCTTCGTTCGTAAATTCTTTATTCGTTTTCCTATAGACATTATCTTGTCTCCTTTCTTACAAAACTTATCATATATTAATATTTGCATACATGCAAACGAAAAGCAAACCTAGATTAAAAAAATTGCATTTTGTGCGAAAAAATGTATTGACAGAAAAATTGGAATGGTGTTATCTTTTATGTGTTGCATGAAACGCAACCAGAAAGAGGTGTGTGTATTGGACGCAAATAAATTAATTTTTAAAATTTTTGAGAAAAGTTTACATGTCGACACAGCCGCTGAGTTGTATAAAAAAATTATTAACAATGACATAATTACAATCGGCGATGCTCTCAAACTGAAAGATCTTTTAGATTTAACAAACTCAGAAGCAATTGATATTTTCCTATCTTAGAGGTGTTTGTATATGAAAACATACAGATTCAAGAACGCTACTATATATGTTTATGGTGAGGTGAATAAAGAGCGTTTGAAGAAAGCTACTATTAAACTCGTAAAAGACTCTCAGAAGTATAAGAGAGGAGTGAGTAAGTAATGGGTACTATTATCCGTCCTGATATTTCTCGAAAGAACAAATACTGGATCGATAAGCATCGTCATTATGAACTCAAACATTTCTGCTTACAGTATCCAGAATGGAAGAAGACTTATAATAGTAGTCCAAATATTTCATTGTCTACTACAGATGAAGTACGCAAGAGTAATATCCCTGTCGATCCCATCTTTAAGGAGGTGATGCGTAAGGAGAGATATTTAGAACGAATTAAGCTAATCGAACGAGTAGCAAAGGAGGCTGACGAAGACCTACACAATTATATTTTAAAAGCGGTCACAGAGGGGTTATCGTATACATATTTGAAGTCTAAGCTAGACATACCATGCGGAAAAGATTTGTATTATGACAGATACAGACGGTTCTTCTGGTTATTAGACAATTCAAGAGATTGATATTTGGAGAAGATACTATGAGAGTCAAGTCAAAACAAGAAATCAGAAACAAAGCCCGGTTGACATACTGTCTTGTTGATATTTTAGAATACGACATTGAGAATCTGAAAAATGATGCTAATGAATGTAATCCAGATGATTTAATTATTACTTTGCAAGAAGCAAAAGAAACTTTACAAAACATAACAGATCTTATAACTGAAATAGAATACGTTTTATATTTGGAGAAACATGAGGAGTCCTGATTGGACTCTTTTTTATTTCGCGAAAAAAACATATTGTTTTATGAGAAACATATTTAAGGAGGAACTCAAACATGAAGTATAAGCACATTGAAGCTAGTCGTGAAGTACGACTTTGGATCGGTCAGATTATTGTTCCTGCGATTACGCTCGCAGCAACGACTATGACCATTCCTGAAGTTAGGGAAGCGGTAGCAGCAAAAGCAAACGAAATGAAGAGAAACATTGAAAATAAGTTTAAGAAAGATTGAGCCATTGGCTCTTTCTTTTCGCGAAGAAAACATGCTATTTAATGGAAGAATACATAAACTTAAAGGAGGAAATTATCATGAAAGAATTTTTTAAGGACTATAGCGAATTGTGTAAGGAAACTGGACGTTTCTATAAGAAGCATTGGATCGGAACGATTGCGATGAATCTTGTGGCAAGCGGAGTTATGATTGCAGCATATTTGCCTAAGGACATGAGAAAGGAAGCTGTTGATAAAGTTAAAAGTAAGTTTAAGAAATGAGCCAAAAGAGGGGTCCAATTTGGACTCTTCTTTTTATTTTTTAATCTAGGTTAGAAAAGAAGTTAATCTAGGTTAAAATCCGTACGCAGGTTACTTGAAAAGAATTTATATTTGTAAAGTCAAAAATTCCCCGGGTTGGATTTTTTGAAAAACAATTTGAAAATGAAAGGAGAAAACATGGACTATTTAATTTTTACGATTGGTGTAGTGTTTGGTTCTATTTTAACTCAGTTTATATTTAGACGAAGAACCGGATACGGACGTTTTAAAGTAGAACCGTACAAAGACGAAGAAGGTTTTTACACAGTTAATGTGGCTTTAACTCAAGACGATAATCTATTGAAAGTGGACAAAATTATTCTATATAAAGATCGTTCGTGAAAATAACACATTATCTTATGAGAACGCTATAACAAAGGAGGAAATTATCATGAGCGTTAGAAGTATCCTAGTTGAAGAATTTGAAACTGAGATGAAGGAACTGAAAAAAATGGAAGTAGGCAGCGATCAATATAAAATTGCTGTAGAAGGAATTACAAAAATTGTCGATAGAATCAACGAAATTGATAATAAAGCTAACGAATTGACTCTGAGAGATACTATTCAGATGAATGAACATATTTCTAGAGAGCATCAAATCAAAGCTGAAAAAAGATCTCGTGACATTACTGTATGGACAACGGTAGGTATTGCTTCGGCACAACTTATTGCTGCTGGCCTTGCTTTCGTTGCATCAGTGAATTTTGAAAGAGAAGGAACTTTCACAACTGAAGGGGGACGAAGCGCACTTAGACAACTTCTAAAATTTGTTAAGTGATTATTGAAACGAGGGGTTATGGAAACATAGCCTCTTGTTTTTATTTTTACGAGGTGAAATATGCGCTATCACTATAAGAAACCAACAGTCTATCGATCACTGTATGGTAAAACTCATATTTGTGATCACACAGTTTATGATCGTTGCACTTTATATTTAATAGGTAAAAAAGGTTTGGCGGTTATTCAGCAACGATATGACCCTGAATCTAAAACAACCTGGTGGAGTGAGATAGATCCTTGGTTGACTGATCTTTTATATTTACATCCGAATTTTAAATCGTATTTTGACAAGCGTTCTGGATTAGTTGTTAACGGGTTATACCCCACAGTTACAATTAGACAAATCATGTGGGCATTAAAAATAAAACCAATTCCTAAAGAACAATGGGAGACATGCTTTGACAGAAAGAGTATTTAGTCGCGAAGGAAACACAGCATATTATGAGAAACCATATAGGAGGAATTTATTATGGATATTTTGAACCGAATTTTGGCGTTGTTTCCTTTGAAGAAGAAAAAAGAAAAGAAACCGTCGCTGATTAAGGAGGTAATGGATGAACCTGAGAAATTCGTTCTTGAGGCATCTATTGAAGATGAGATGATTGTTATTAGAATCAAGAGAAAGGAGGAGTCCTAACAAGGGCTCTTTCTTTTCGCGAAGAAAACACAGCATATTATGAGAGAAAAAGAAAATTACCTCGATTGGAAGAGGCCAAGCCGTAACAAGTATCAAATGCGGAGCAGGTTTAAGCCCTGTGATTCTTTATTCTCTTTTATTTTTATCCCACTCGAAAGGTGTTGGAAGAGATGAACGCGAAATTATTTTTCAAACGGAACGCGTCCACAATATTAACATGCATAGGAGGTGCTGGCGTAATCGCAACATCGGTTATGGCAGTAAAAGCAACACCTAAAGCAATGCTTTTATTAGAAGAGGCTGAGAAAGAAAAAAATGAACCTCTTACCAAGATGGAGGTTGTGAAGACCGCTGCACCAGTTTATATTCCAACAATCATAACTGGAGTAGCGACAATTGCTTGTGTATTTGGCGCAAATATTTTAAACAAGCGTCAGCAGGCAGCTTTGGCAAGTGCTTATGCATTACTCGATAATTCTTACAAAGAATATAAAAAGAAAGTAGGAGAATTATATGGCGAGGGTGCAAACGAAGAAATTCGTAGAGAATTAGCCAAAGATGAATACGTAAAAAATGATATTCAAGTAGATGACGGAAAAGAACTATTTTACGATGAGTTCTCTGGACGATATTTTGAGTCAACAATCGAGAACGTTTTAAGGGCTGAATACAATCTTAATAGAAATTTAGCTAACGATTCATACGCATGTTTAAATCAGTTCTACGAATTTCTGGATATTCCAACAACTGAATACGGTAATGAACTCGGATGGTGCGTTGGCGAAATGTTTGAAATGTATTGGAGTTCTTGGCTCGACTTTCGTCATGAAAAGGTGATAATGGATGATGGTTTAGAATGTACTATTATTTATATTCAATTTCCTCCGGTTGCGGATTATAAGGATTATTAATAATCCGTACACAGGTGACGAAATCAACGGTTATAGTCATATTAGCGCGAAGTTTACATTCGCTGTTATGAGGAGGAATGATATTTATGAAAATCAAATTCGACGCATCAAAAATTCTGTCTTTGACAGTTACCGCGCTTGGCGTAGCAGGAACACTGTTATCCAGCAAAGTAGAGTCAGACAACAGAAAGGCGATGAAAGCTGAATTATTGGATGAATTGAAGAAAGACCTTCAGAAGAAATAAGGGAGAGCCATTGGCTTTCTCTTTTTCTTTTGCTAAATGAAAGGAGATAAACATGGGTAAAAATAATGCGACTAAATTAGTCAAACGAGTAACTACAAGTATTTCCAAACGTAGTCCAGAGATCTTAACCGGTATTGGTATCGCCGGAATGGTAACGGCTGGTGTACTTGCAGTAAAAGCAACACCTAAAGCAATGCTTTTATTGGAAGAGGCTGAGAAAGAAAAAAATGAACCTCTTACCAAGATGGAGGTTGTGAAGACTGCATGGAAACCATATATTCCAGCTGCTGTTACAGCAATGGTATCTGTTACTTGCTTAATCGGGGCAAGCTCAGTTAATCTTCGTCGTAATGCTGCTCTGACTGCCGCTTACAAATTATCTGAAACGGCTTTAACCGAATATAAGGATAAAGTTGTTGAGACAATTGGCGAAGAGAAGGAAAAAGTGATCCGAGAGAAAGTAGCAGAAGACAAAATTAAAAAGCAGCCAGTTAATAATAACGAAGTGATCATTACTGAAAAAGGAAACACTTTATGCTTTGACAGTATTTCTGGTCGCTACTTTAGATCTGATATGGATATTATCAAGAAAGCCGAAAACGAATTAAATAGAAGAATGCTAAGTGATATGTATATTTCACTTAATGAGTTCTATGACGAATTAGGGTTAGATCATATTAGTATCGGTGATGAATTAGGCTGGAATATAGACGACGGTCTGATTAAATTGGAGTTCTCGTCCCATCTTGCGAGCGATGGTACTCCATGTGTAGTTGTTGAATACGGAATTGCTCCAAATTATGGATATTCCAAGTTTCTCTAAACGCGCGAAAATTACACGCCGTATTATGAGGAACTATCCGTAAAACTATTTTTATTAAAGGAGAATTATCATGAAAGAAAAGAAAGTTATTGTCATGGACGAAGACGGAACTATTATTGAAAGCGAAGAGACTGAGGTAAACGTTAAGGAGGAAACTATGATGGATAAGATTGTTAACACTATGAAGAGTTCTGGTAAGGCGGTTGTTGCAGCAGCAGCCTTTGTCGGAGCAATCGCAATTGGTGGAGCTATTCTTATTGGGAAAGCAGTAGCAAACCATAACGATGAAACTAAGGATGATTCGGGATACGATTACGATTATTTGGACGACGTTACTGACGACGAAGATAATGATGAAACCGAAGAAGAAAATGAAGACGAATAAGTTTCATAAAGAAGGGGAGCACCTGTAACAGGGTGCTTTCCTTTTTGTTTTTGTCAAAGGAGGATGAAAAATGGCTGAACATAACTTAGATCTTAAAAAAGATCAGCGCAAAAAAGTAGAAAAAGTAGTCACTGGTAAAGTTAGGTCGAAGAAAAAAAGTGAAGTGGCAAAATTCAAAGATATTTTTATTGCCGAGGATGCAGCTAATGTTAAAAGCTACGTCTTTATGGACGTACTAGTTCCTGCTGTAAAGAAGGCAATTTCTGATATTGTTCGAGACGGTATCGATATGATCCTCTACGGATCAACTAGCGGCAAAAAACGTTCTGGTGTCTCTGATCGAGTTTCGTATCGTAGTTATTACGATAGAGATAATAGGAGAGACGAGCCTAGAAGTAGAAGTAGATCTAGATATTCGTTTGATCGGGATTTCATTTTAGATAGTCGCGGTGAAGCAGAAGAAGTGCTGACTCACATGGACGAGCTTATTGATATGTATGGAATGGTTACAGTCGCCGATTTGTGTGATTTGGTTGGCGAAAGCAGCGCATATACCGACAACAAATATGGCTGGACGAATATTCGTAATGCCAAAGCTACACGAGAACGAGGTGGTGGTTATATTCTTGAACTGCCTCGTGCTATTCCTATTGATTAAGGAGGCATTGATGAATACTATTATTTTGTTAGTGGGAGAATCTGGATCTGGCAAAACGACAGTTACTAATAAGTTGTGTGAAGAACGTGGCTTGAAACAGGTTTTTTCTTATACGACCAGACCCCCTAGATATCCGGACGAACCTGGTCATATTTTTGTGTCTGAAGAAGAGTTCGATAAACTTGAAAACGTGGTGGCGTTCACGAGATACAACAAAAACTTGTATTGCGCTACAGAGAATCAGGTTAATAACAGTGATATTTATGTTATCGATCCGGCAGGCATTGGATATTTTAAAGAAGCATATCACGGGCCAAAGAAAGCTGTGATTGTAAGACTTAGAGTCGATGTTAAGCATCGCATGTATCGTATGCTTGATCGAGGAGATAATTTCGATGATGTATACAAGCGTCTTAAAACCGATGAAGAATGGTTTGCAAAGGTAGATGAATACACAGATTATATAATTGATAATTATGATCTGGATACTTGTGTGAACACTCTATGGAATATTATTGAAAAGGAGAATAACTAATTATGAAAAACAGCATCACAAGAACTTTTCACAAAGTTGGTTTGAAATTTAAAAAGCATAGCCCCGAAATCTTGATGACCGCGGGTATTGTAGGCACTGTTGCTAGTGCTGTTATGGCATGTAAAGCAACTACTAAGCTGAACACTATTCTCGAAGAATCTAAAGAGAATATTGATAAGATCCATAATTACGTAGAAACTGAGGGTTTCTCTGAAAAATATACAGAAGAAGATTCTAAGAAGGATCTCACTATTGTTTATACTCAGACCGGTGTTAAACTTGCAAAGCTTTATGCTCCAGCAGTAATTCTTGGTGCAGTATCTATTGGTGCCATTGTTAACGGTCATAATATTTTGCGTAAGAGAAATTTGGCTCTTGCTGCTGCTTATAAAGCTGTCGATAAGGGCTTTAAAGATTATCGCGGTCGTGTTATTGAACGATTCGGTAATGAACTCGATCGTGAACTGAAATATAACATCAAAGCAAAAGATGTTAAAGAAACTGTCACTAATAAAGATGGTACTGAATCTACCGTAAACAAAACTGTTAATGCAACAACAGATAGAGATATTAGTGAGTATGCTAAATTCTATGACGATGGTTGCACTGGTTGGTGTAAAGATCCTGAACATAATCTTATGTTCTTGCGACGTCAGCAGGATTACGCAAACGAACGCTTGCAGTCCAAAGGATATTTGTTCTTGAACGAAGTTTATGACATGCTGGGTATTCCTAAGACTCAGGCTGGACAAGTTGTCGGTTGGGTTTATAACGAAAAGAATCCTACTGGTGCAAACTATGTAGATTTTGGTATCTATGATATTTATAACGAAAAGGCTCGTGATTTTGTGAACGGTTATGAAAGATCTATTTTGCTCGATTTCAATGTGGACGGTTATATTCTTGACGAGTTTTGAAGTTTTGGACTAGATAGTCCTTTTACTGATAATCCATGGAAAGATATGATGGATTATCCATGGCTATTTGGATATTGAATTGGAGAGTGATAGTATTTTATGACAGGAAGAGATCTAATTCTTTATATTCTCAAAAATCATCTTGAAGATGAGCCTGTTTGGAAAGACGGTAGATTGACAGGTTTTTTGACAATCGACGAAACTGCGAAGAAAATGAATGTAGGTTGGGAAACTATTTTCGCCTATGTAAAGTTTGGTTGGTTAGAATCTATAGAAGTGGCTGGACAATATTTTATTCCAGTTACTGCTGAATTTGAATACAAACCGGAAAATAACAATCGAAAGGAGAAAGATAATGAATAACAAATTATCTGTCGTTTCCTATACTTTAGCAGCTATGGCTGGTATTTGCTTGCTAAGTGGGGTTGTTATTTTATCTAATTAACTTAGGAGGCAATAATGGATAGACTTGAGAGGATCTTATCTGTGTTAGACCATTCGTTAAATACGAAGAAAAAACGTCACATTGCGGGAGGGATTCTCATGAGTGCTGCGTTACTTTTTGGCGGTCTGGCTTTTACCGTCGTAACATTAAAAGAGGAGACTTATGATGAAAGAAAATAATATCAACCTATTAATAGGTTTAGGAGGTTTTGTAGTGGGACTCGTTGCCATCGGTTATGCCATCGGGTCTCGTAAAAAATTAACTGATATTTGTGGACGTTTAGACACGACCATTGACAATATTGCGAAAGACATTGATGTAGATATTCCGGATCGAATCGTTCAGGAAGCAATTAATAGAGCTGTAGAAAAGAAGGTACGGGATGAAGTAGATTACGCAATTAGTAAAGTATCGAAAGATATCCGAAACGATATTGACAATGAAGTACGTGTTGCAGTAAAAGCTATATATCCGGATATTCGTAAGTCTGTAACAGAGAAAGTAACTAATGAAGTTGCTAAAATCGATGTTAAAGACCTTAGAGATGCTGTACGAGAAGATGCTAGAGAGAAAGTTGCCGAGAAGTTCGACGGTCAACTTGATGATATTCTTGAAAGATTTAATGATAACCTGGATACTATAACTAGAATTTATGGATCTATTGGTAAGAAAATATCGAACGAAGACAATAGAAACTTAAATATTAGTCTAAGTTAAAAGGAGAACTAAAATGAAAAAGGTATTTGCTAATTTTGTAATGTTTGCTGTTGGGGTCACCATTGGCTCTGCAGTTACCTGGAAACTGGTAAAGACTAAATACGAGCAGATTGCTCAGGAAGAAATTGATTCTGTGAAGGAGACATTTTCCAAACGAGAGAAGAAAGTTGAAAATGATCAGACTCCAGATAATACGGCTACTGTCGAAAACTTCATTAAGCATAATGATGACGTCAATGATATCAACCACGATATTTATGACTATGAAACTCTTTTGAAAGAGCATAAGTATCTCAACATCGATGAGGATCGTACAGATGAAGATAGATCTAGTAGCTATACAAAATATACATTAGAAAAATTTAGAAAGGAGGATTCAGACATGGAACACGATAGACCTTATGTAGTTAGTCCTGAAGAATTCGATGATAACGACGAATACAATGTAATTAGTCTGACGTATTATGCAGACGGAGTTCTGACTGACGATATGGACGAACCTATTGACCCCGAAGATATTGATGATTTGGTTGGCAAGGATTTTGCAAGCCACTTCGGTGAATACGAAGAAGATAGTGTTTTTGTGAGAAATGACGCTATGCAAACCGATTATGAAATTCTTCGAGACTTACGGAGATATGATGAGCGATGAATGATATTACCAACAAGTATTTTGAATGGTTGTATGATTTGATGTGTCATGATCGTTTTGCAAAAGATATTTCGTATAGAAAACTTTTGATGCACTTGCACAACACCGAATTCATATATTCTGTTCGAAAGGACCGAAATCGAGCCGAAGATGGTATGGACTTGCGGTACCGTTTCGCACATGAATATTCTACCAGTCCTAGATATTTGGACGGTCCTTGCAGCGTTCTAGAAATGATGGTTGGCTTGGCCATAAGATGCGAAGAAACCATCATGGATGATCCTCGTTTAGGAGATAGGACTGGCCAATGGTTCTGGGGGATGATCACAAATCTAGGTTTAGGATCGATGTATGATTCTAATTTCGATAGGAAATATGTAGACGAAGCTATTCATCGATTTCTCAAAAGAGAATATTCGCCAAACGGCCGAGGCGGATTGTTCACGGTGAGAAATTGTGACGAAGATTTACGAAAACTTGAAATCTGGCATCAGCTTTGTCTTTACTTGGATACTATCGGATAATTATTTCAATGATAGAAACGCTGCGAAAGGAGAAAGGTAAATGTAATGATTGATTTTTTGAAGATTTCAATACGACATCCTAAAAAAGATGTAACTGAAATCTATCCAACGTTTATGATTAAAAAAAGCTCTGATTTGATGATCCGTGGTGGCGATTTCTACGCAATTTGGGACGACGAACGAGGTTTGTGGTCTACAGACGAGCAAGATGCTCTTCGACTTATTGATGATGAGCTTTATGATTTTTATAAACAAGGAGATTATGAAGCTACAGAAACAACTAGAGTCATGTATACACGAGATGGGGACACCGGCATGATTGATAAATGGCATAAATATTGTCAAAAGCAAATGCGGGACTCCTTTCATATGTTAGATGAAACATTGATATTCTCGAATACTGAAACCACTAAAAACGATTATGCTAGTAAAAGACTAAATTATCCACTTGAAGCTGGTGATTTGTCTGCTTACGATAAACTTATGTCAACGTTATATTCTCCGGAGGAAAGACATAAGATCGAGTGGGCTATTGGCTCTGTTGTTTCTGGCGATTCTAAAACCATACAGAAATTCATGGTACTGTATGGTGCAGCTGGTACAGGTAAATCAACTGTACTAAATATTATCCAACAATTATTTGAGGGTTACTATTCGGTCTTCGATGCGAAAGCATTGGGATCGTCTAGTAACTCTTTTGCGTTGGAGGCATTCAAGACAAATCCTCTTGTAGCGATTCAACATGACGGTGATTTATCTCGTATTGAGGATAACACCAGACTTAATAGTTTGGTGTCTCATGAGTTAATGACTGTTAACGAAAAGTTCAAGTCAACATATTCTAACCGATTTAAATCTTTCTTGTTCATGGGAACTAATAAGCCGGTTAAGATTACAGACGGTAAATCTGGTCTTATCCGAAGACTTATTGATGTTTCTCCATCAGGTAACAAATTAAGTCAGAAAGAATACACAACTGTCGTCAAACAGATTAATTTTGAGTTAGGAGCAATCGCTTATCATTGTAGAGAAGTATATTTGAGTAACCCGGGTTATTACGACAACTATATTCCTACCACAATGATGAGTGCGTCTAATGATTTCTATAACTTCGTTGTTGACTCCTATCATATTTTCAAGAAAGAGGATGGTACAACTCTTAAGGCTGCATGGGAGATGTACAAAGTATATTGTGAAGAAGCAAAGGTACCGTATCCATATTCTCAGAGAAACTTCAAAGAAGAACTTAAAAACTATTTTCGAGAATTCAACGAACGTTTTAATCTTGAAGATGGTTCTAGAGTGAGAAGTTACTACTCGGGATTCAGAACCGATAAATTCGAAACTGAAAAAAATCCCGGGAGTGAAAATGAGAAAAACAAAGTGGAACTCATCAACTTCAGAGAGCAAGAGTCTATATTTGATAAGGACTGTTCGGACTGCTTCGCACAATATTCTTCGAAGAATGGTACACCAGCAAATTATTGGGATAATGTAACCACAAAATTATCAGAACTTAATACACATAAGCTTCATTATGTCAAAGTTCCAGAGAATCATATTGTTATAGATTTTGATATCAAAAATGAGAAAGGAGAAAAAGACTTTGATCTTAATCTTGCTGCTGCTTCTACTTGGCCTCCTACTTATAGTGAGCTTAGTAAAAGTGGTGCTGGCATTCATCTACACTATATTTACAGCGGTGATGTGTCTAAACTTAGCCGTATTTATGACGATAATATAGAAGTTAAAGTGTTCAATGGTAACAGTTCACTTCGACGAATGCTTACTAAATGTAACAACCTTCCGATAGCAACCATTAATTCTGGGCTACCTTTAAAAGGAGAAAAAATGATAAATAAGGATGTTGTACAAACTGAAAAAGGACTTCGGACAACTATCAAACGATGTCTGAATAAAGAGATTCATCCAGGTACAAAACCGAATGTTGACTTCATTTATAAGATTTTAGACGATGCATATTCTAGCGGTTTAATTTACGACGTATCTGACATGAAAAATGCGATTTATGCATTTGCTGCTAACAGCACTAACCAATCAGATTACTGTATTAAACTTGTTGGTAAAATGCAGTTTAAATCGGAAGAACCTTCTATTAATGTTGAATCTGATGGTGAAATAATATTTTACGACGTAGAAGTATTTCCAAACTTGTTCTTGGTAAACTGGAAGATCCGAGGGAAAGATAAACCGGTTGTACGAATGATCAATCCATCTCCGTCCGATATTGAAGAACTTATAAAGTTTAAACTTGTAGGCTTCAACTGCCGACGGTATGACAATCATATTTTGTATGGCCGACTAATCGGTTATACTAACGAGCAATTATATAACTTGTCTCAAAAAATCATCGGTAACGATAGAAGAGCATTCTTCAGAGAAGCTTATAATATCTCGTATACTGATATTTATGATTTCGCTTCTGCTGGAAATAAAAAATCGCTTAAGAAACTTGAAATCGAGATGGGTATTCATCACCAAGAACTCGGCCTTCCTTGGGATCAGCCTGTTCCTGAAGATCAGTGGATTAAGGTAGCAGAATACTGCGATAACGACGTTATTGCGACTGAAGCAGCATTCAACTATTTGTCTGCTGACTGGACTGCTAGAGAAATTCTTGCTGATTTAGCTGGTTTAACAGTCAATGATACCACTAACACACTCACCACCAGAATTATATTTGGGACGAATAAGAATCCTCAAAGTGAATTCTGTTATAGAAATTTAGCTGAGCCTGTTTACGAATTGGATTCGGAAATAAAAGATTTCTTGACAGAAGCTTGTCCTGAGATGATGGCAGAACCACATGGTGAAGCTGAGAGTCTACTGCCATATTTTCCTGGATACAAATATGAAGGCGGTGTGTCAACATATTGTGATGAAGAAGTAGGAGAAGGCGGCTATGTATATGCGGAACCCGGTATTCATGGTAATGTCGCATTGCTTGATATTGCTTCCATGCATCCTCATAGTACAATCGCTGAATGTTTGTTTGGACCCAAATTTACAAGAGCTTTCCGAGAAATTGTAGAAGGACGAGTGAATATTAAGCACGAAGCATGGAATATTGTCAACGATACGCTGGATGGCAAGTTGACTCCTTATATCAAGAAAGTACAGGATGGCGAAATGACGTCGAAGCAACTTGCAGACGCATTGAAGACAGCTATCAATTCTGTATATGGTTTGACTGCTGCAAATTTTGACAATGCATTTCGTGATGTCCGGAATAAGGACAATATTGTAGCCAAACGTGGAGCCTTATTTATGATTGATCTCAAGCATGAGGTACAAAAACGAGGTTTCACTGTTGCTCATATTAAGACTGACTCGATCAAGATTCCTGATGCAACTCCTGATATTATTCAGTTTGTAATGGACTTTGGTAAACGGTATGGTTATACATTTGAGCATGAAGCCACATATGATCGAATGTGCTTAGTTAACGACGCAGTTTATATTGCCAAATATAAGGACGGTAAACATGCTGGTGAATGGACTGCTACAGGCAAACAATTTGCCGTTCCATATTTGTTCAAGAAGTTGTTCAGTCATGAAGATATTGTCTTTGAGGACATGTGTGAAACATTCGCAGTATCCAAGGGTGATTTATATTTGGACCTCAATGAAAATCTTCCTGATGTGACTGAATACGAAAAAGAATCAGAAAAGCTCATGAAACAGCTAAATAAGTTAGATCCTAATGATCCCGATAGTGAACATATTTGCGAACGCATTGAAGAACTCAGACCGTTGATTGATGACGGTCATGATCTTCATTTCGTTGGACGAGTTGGTCAGTTCTGTCCTATCAAATCCGATCATAACGGCGGTATGTTATATCGTGTTAATGACGGTAAAAAATATGCTGCTACTGGCTCGAAGGGGTATCGTTGGCTTGAATCTGAGATGGTTAAATCTCTTGGTAAAGAAGATGATATTGATCGGACATATTATGACGAACTTATCGATGCTGCTGTGGATACTATTTCTGAATACGGAGATTTCGAATGGTTTGTTTCAGACGATCCTTATATTTCTCCATGGGAAACTTCAGAACCACCTTGGGATAATGTGACTCCATTTGATGTTCGCTAACGCGAAATTTACATTCTCCTTTATGGGAAACCAAAGGAGGTACATATTATGATGGAAAAAGTGAAGTTTATTGAAGAGAAACCTGTCTATATTCTCAAATGGAAGAACTATGAGGAAGGCGAAAAGAATCTGAAGATCTATATTAACGACCTTCTGGACGCAAAAATCGGAACCACGTTTTATATTCCTGATGAACACCGTTGTTGGCGGGGAGTCATTGACGACGAACTGACAGTGGTTTATAAGGATATTAATGGTATCGGTACTATTTTCAGAAGATATCAGACTTCGGATGAAGTTGAACCTGATTATCTTCCTGATGTAGTAGAGTTTGTTTACTTCAAAGTTCACAACAAAAGTATTTTTGGTTAACAACAAGAGGAGCTTGTGTTTATAACGCAGGCTCTTCATTTTTTTCAATTTTATTTAAAAGGAGATTAAAAACTATGAACGTAACTTTTGCACCGAGAGGTATCCTTCAGATCGACGAAGCTCGTATCATCTATCGTAATTTTAGTGGCGCACCTTCTAAATTTAACAGAGAAGGCGACCGTAATTTTGCGGTTATTATCAATAGTCAGGAAGTAGCCGATGCGCTTATTGAAGAAGGTTGGAATGTTAAAATTAAACCGCCTCGTGACGAAGGTGATGCTCCGTTTATGTATTTGCCAGTTAAGGTGAAATTTAACGAACGAGGACCTCGTTGTTATTTGGTTACTGGTAAGAAGATGAATCGTCTGGACGAAGAATCTATTAGCTGTTTGGACGATGTAGACATCATTAATGTCAACATGGATATTCGTCCTTATGATTGGGAAGTCAATGGTAAGACAGGACGTACCGCATATTTGCAGTCCATTGAGGTTGTCCAGGAAGTAGACCGATTTGCAGCAAGATTTGCTGAAGAAGAATATCCGGGGGAACTCCCGTTCTAAAACGCGAGATTTACATGTTCCTTTATGAAAGGAGATGACTTGCATGAAAAATAAGCAGATCATTTTGTACGGGGTAGGCGGACCGGAGGTGCAGTATTGTACTATTCGTTATTGGGTTATCCACTCGCGGGACCTATCTGTTAGAGAACTGAAAGAATGCACTATGCGTATGAAGGTTGAACATCCTTCTATCAAGAGAGTATTCGCAGTAGATAACAGATACGGACTGCGTAAGGATTACATCGAATCTATCAAAGATAGACACAATAGCATGGAATCTAGGTTAGCCTTCCTCGATATGATCGAAAGAGAAGGCATGGAGGTCAAGTAATACATAAGGAGGACACCTGAAACATGGTGTCTTTCCTTTTATATTTACGCGATAAAAACACTTCCTTTAATGGAAAGGAGTGTAGAAGATATGGGTGCTATTAAAGCATGGTACGAAGAACATATTCCTAACGCCACAGTTGAAGAATTGTTGGAAGAAGGATTTACTTTGGATCAAATCAAATGGTTGAAAGAAATATTTGATTACACTTAATCAAGAGTGGGGTCTTGACTAGAAATAGTTGAGACTCTTCTCTTTATTTTATGTGGGCCTTTAGCTTAGTTGGTTAAAGCGTCCGGCTCATAACCGGATGACCCTGGGTTCGAGCCCCAGAAGGCCCACCATATGCCCATGTGGTGGAATTGGAATACACTCTGGACTTAAAATCCAGCGCCATTTAGGATTACGAGTTCGAATCTCGTCATGGGCACCATTTATATTTTATGAAAGGATGAAGTGTATACATGAAATATATTTGCGCTAGAACTTTTTCAAATGGACGAATAACAAACAAAATTTACCCTGTGATATTTAACAATTATGTCTCTGCTAAAGAAAAATGCGAGGAATTAAACAAGATCGATTCTGATGGGGATATGTGGTATCCATTTCCTGTATACGAAAGAGATCTTTATTAACAAGTCAACCTGAGTCTAACCAGGCTCTTATACATTTAAGGAGGAACTGTTTATGAATATGAAAGACTATTGGACCCAGAAGCTCGATAGATATGCTATTGATACTAAGATCGTACTTGACGAGTATGATCGAAATGTGGCTAAGTTTGAGGCGTTACAGAACAAATTTAAACCTGGGTATACCGTTAAATACACTGGTAACGCCTATAATCATCTCAGAAATGAGATTGGTGTTGTGAAATATGTTAAATTAAACCATGCAGGCACCCCTCTTGTAGCGGTTAGTTATAAAAATGAAAAATATGATTACTGTCTTGATCCAAAATATCTTAATGTCATCAAATCGGTAAAACGAATTAAAAATGAGTTTACAATCAGAAAAGTCATCTTTAACAATCCAGCAACAATTGTATTTTGGAACGACGATACCAAGACTGTCGTGAAATGCGGGAAGCGTGATACATTCGATTGTGAAAAGGGTGTTGCAATGGCGATTGCTAAAAAAGCGCTCGGCAATACTAAGGATTACTATAAGGAAATCAAGAAGTTTCTTCCTAAGGAAGAGGAACGAAAGAAATCTCTTGCTTCTGATGAAGAGCTTATTAATCTTGTGCTAAAGGTTTTTGGTGTGGTCGATGAAGACTATTCCTAAAAAAGAAAAGAAACCATTTCTATATGACTACCAAATGGATGCGGTCAAGAAAATGCGAAATGGCTGCATCTTAAACGGCGGGGTCGGTTCTGGCAAGTCTAGGACCGGCCTCTATTATTATTTTAAAGAAAACGGAGGTAGTTTTGATCCGAATTACAAACCCATGGATCGTAAACCTCAGGACCTATATATTATCACTACTGCTATGAAACGTGACTCTTTAGAATGGGTAGGTGAATTAGCGAACTATCGTATTTCGCCTCACCCCGAGCACAATACGTTTTACGGAAATACAGTAGTAATAGATTCTTGGAACAACATAAAGAAATATGCTGATGTAACAGGAGCATTCTTTATATTTGATGAGGATCGAGTGACTGGTTCTGGGGCTTGGGTAAAGTCATTCCTGAAAATTGCCCGAGGTAACAATTGGATAATTCTTTCTGCTACTCCGGGTGATACCTGGGAACAGTATATTCCAGTGTTCATAGCAAACGGATTCTACAAGAACAAAACAGAATTCAGTAGAGAGCATATTGTCTACTCTCGGTTTACGAAGTACCCGAAAATCGACCGATATATTAACACTGGACGACTTATTAGACTTCGTAATCGAATCCTCATTGACATGGATTTCTCAAGGAAGACAATACCCCATCACGAGGATGTGTACGTACGGTATGATATTTCGAAGTATAAGGATGTTATTAGGAAGCGATGGGACCCATATAAAGATGAGCCAATCCAGCAAGCTTCTGTGCTTTGTTATATTTTGAGACGCATTGTTAATGAGGACGAATCACGTCAGGTTGCTTTACTTGAGATATTTGAGAAGCATCCTAAGATGATAATCTTCTATAGTTTCGATTACGAGCTTTATATTTTGAAGGAGATGTTTTATGGGGTTGATGTCGAAATTGCTGAGTGGAATAGTCACAAGCATCAACCTGTGCCTGTTGGATCTTCATGGGTCTATCTTGTCAATTATGGGGCTGGAGCCGAGGGCTGGAATTGCATTACGACTGACACCATTGTGTTCTATTCTCAGTCCTATAGCTATAAAACAGTGTCTCAGGCAGCTGGAAGAATTGATAGGCTTAATACCCCATTCAGAGACTTATATTACTACCACCTTAAAACACGATCAGGAATCGATCTAGCAATCAGTAAGGCACTTCGAGAAAAACGACAATTCAATGAAACTCGCTGGGTTAAATGGTGAAAGGAGATACGATGAATATTGATATTTATAAAGTATGGGAGGCATATAAAAATGCAGAGAGAAGAAGCAATTGAAGTAATTGATGAACTGGAAAATGGTATGCTATGCATTGGAGAAAACAATGATATTTGGCAGAATAGACTTGTTTACGCTCTATGTCAGGGCGTAAGACTTCTTCTGCTGGATGCAATCAAGAAGGATAAACGATGAAGAAGATACTTTATTCAATTAGCACTTTGTTATTTTTTGGTGCACATTCAGGATGGAGTTGTTTAGCAGGTATTGCTGGTTATCCTCGTGTTGTAAATCTGTTGGGCGACCTCTTTATTTTAGCTAATTACTTGGTCATGATATTTAGCATTAAAAGATGGGATGATAAAAAATGAAAAAGATACTATATGCACTTAATGTTTTATCGTTTTTAATTGCGTATTCTGGATGGCATTATTTTGTACGTATCTCAGGCTATCCTTGGTATATTAGTCTGTTGGGTGTCGTTTCTATTTTAGCAATTTATATTATTGTATGTTTTTGCATTGGTAAATGGGGTGATAAACGATGAGTAATCTTTTAGAAAATGTTTGGTTGGTGGCTTCTTCTATGATTATTACGGTGTTTTTTGGAGCGATGTTTATCATATGCTTCATCTTTGCAAGTGGGATAATGTGGTATGATATTACGAATGATTCGGAGGAGGACGATATGGAAGACATTTATAAGGAAGTATATTTTGATCAGTATTGTCAGTTTTGTAAACATGAGAAACTGAAGGAAGCTGATGATCCTTGTGACGATTGTTTGGCACAGACAGTCAATTTATATTCTCATAAACCAGTATATTGGGAGGAAAAAGAAAAATGAAGAAACGTGGATGTTTTGGTATTTTTGTAGACGTTATTCTGACAGTATTGACAGGCGGTTTATGGCTGCTTTGGATTCTGATTAGATATTTGAGAAACAACAGTTAAGATGAGGACATTCAATTATGAATACTATCGGTAAAGAAGTTATTTATGATAGATGTCATATTGGAACGATTGAAAAAAGGAGTAAAAAATGATTAGAACTGAAAACTGGTGTGGACATGACATTCGCTTCGTCGAGATCGATGGTGAATGGTGGGCAATCCTTAAAGATATTTGTGATGCTTTGAGATTGAGAACGGCTGCAATTGCTCAGCGTTTAACTCCGGGTATGCTTGAGCGTGTATTAGTACAAACATCTAACCACAGTTCAAATGGGGTTAGATCTGACGTCATTTCAAATGACCTTGGATCAGATCACAAACCAGTTACAAGAATCGACCGGAATATTATCGGTAAAGATATCGGACGTAAACGAGGAGAAAATAAAACTCGTTGGATGCTTGCTGTTAATGAGCTTGGCATTTACGAAGCGTTATTTGCTAGTAGACGTCTTGAGGCTCGTAAGTTCAGAATGTGGGCAGGGACTGTCATGCAAAGGCTTCGTAAAAATGTTGGTTTGGAACAGTACGAAGTTATGAGAATGACAGAACCAAAGGTTCAAGACGAAATTGATTTCATTCTTGATACTCTATATTGGGATGATGAGCGGAAATGCGTCATGCAGTCAGTAACAGTTCAAGGTGGGGATGTTGAGCAAGTCCCGTTTATGAGATAAGGAGGTAATTAAATTATGAATGGATTTACGTATCAGAAAATGGCTATGAGAACTTCTGCTTTTTGTAACGATCAGAAGGAAGATATGGCTGCTCATGCTGTATTTGGCTTGTGCTCCGAAGCCGGCGAAGTAGCTGGTATTTTTCAGAAGCTTTATCAGGGGCATCCTATCAGCATGGAACATATTAAGAAAGAACTTGGTGATTGTATGTGGATGATCGCTGAGGCTTGTACAGCTTTTGATCTTGATTTGGATGACGTAATGCAGACTAATATTAATAAACTTCGGGATAGATATCCCGATGGTTTTGAAGCCGAGAGATCTTTGCATAGACAGGAAGGAGATATTTAAATGACTTTCAAAGAGCAAATGGTTGAAATGGTTAAAGCTACGGGTCAGGAGCTTATTGATCGAGCTGAAGAACTTGTTGGTGAAGGGGAGGCCATGACTGACTTTGATATTTGGCTGAGTTTTCCTTGTGGGAATGGCGTGATCAATTGTCCAGAGATTCAGGTTAATCGAAAATATATTAATAGAAAGGGACTGGATGTGTATATTCGGAGGGAAAAATAATGACGGTTGGAAATGTTTGGTCAAAGATTGATACAATTCAAGGTTATTGTGACATGATAAACGAGCGTAAGGATTTTGACGATGATAGCATGGATTTTATTCATGATTTACTTTGTGAATACAAACAGATGCTATTAAATCTGAAAATTGAAGGGAAATAATAAAGGAGAAGAGACGTAAATGTTATATTCTAAAACATTTGGTAGTTTGATTATTGGTTATGACTTTACAAACGGAAAAGATAGCGACGTATTGATTGTTGGAAGAAAAAAACCGACCGAGCAAGTGGAGATTATTAATGCATTTCAGGGTGCCGAAGCCATCGAAATGTATCACAAATTGATTATGCCAAAGGAGTAAAAATGATTAAAATTGAAAATTCTGAAGTCATGGGCTGGGAAGCTGCTATTCGAGGAATGCGCAACCCGATGAACTCATGGGAGAAGAGCGATAGTCATTACGAGTGTCGTAAATATGATAAATTGTCCGATGATGACAAGAAGGTGTATTTGATCGATGAATATATTCCAGGCCCGAACGACCTCGACCTCATGACTCGTCTTCGTAATGCTGGTACAGACCATCGGAAGTTCATGCGGATGATTACTGTATATCTGGATATTACGGCACCTTTGTATTGGTGGAAGGAGTTCGATACTTACAAGGTAGGCACTGTTGCGAATTCTTGCAGCACCATGCATAAGATCCATGCGAAGATGTTTACGATTAACGATTTTTCTTGTGAACATCTTATGTATGCAGCCATCGTAACACTCAGTCATACGATTGATGATCTCAATCAATCCAGAAGGGTTTATCTTTATGGTGGTGAGTTGTGTGATAAATACGGAAACTGGACACACTTTGAACCCAAAGATAAAAAAGTCTGGTGGCAGATGATCCAGCTCCTGCCGAGCTCTTACAACCAGAAACGGACGGTCATGCTGAACTACGAGGTTCTGGCGAATATTTATAAGTCTCGCAAGAATCATAAATTGGACGAGTGGCATGATTTCTGTGATTGGGTTGAGACGCTGCCGTATTCGGAGTTAATTACTGGTCAATCGTTCAATGATATCCCGATTTGCAATGATATTTTGGATGCTTGCCGTATGAGAATTTCAACGGAGGCTGTAAATGATCGAACTTCAGGTTAAAGACTATTGCCAAAATTGTCCCGATTTTGAACCCACCGTTCATAAAGAGCTCTCATATGCTGATGATGAAGTGATTTATTCATTAATGACAGTCTGTTGTAAATACACTTCAAGATGTGAAAGAATCTATAAATATATTAAAAAGGAAGATCTTAAATGATTGTTAAAAAATCGAATGGGCGTGTGTATGGAGCCACCTTGACAGTTGCTGAAAAGAAAGCAATGGATTTAGAAATTCAAAGACAATTTGCTGAATATCTGAGCAAAAGCGAGAATGAAATTTCTGCAATTATTTTGTGGGAACTTCACGAAAAATTTGGATTCGGTCCAAAGCGATTGAAGGACTTCTATATTCATTTCGGAAAGTCAGTAAAAGATCTGATCGCTAGATACGAGCTTGAGAATTCGGATGATATTTGGCTGTGTACACGTAAGTTAAAAGAGATTGGTGTAGATCTGGACGAATGGAAGAAACATACGGAGGTATGATATGAGTCCTTGTTATAACTGTAATAAGCGTAGTTCTACTTGTCATGATAATTGTGAAGAATATAACGTTTGGGTTGAAAAATATCGTGAACGGAAAAATTCGGCTAAACCGTCTAAAGCAGATAACTTAGCGATTGAATATGTTGTTAAGTGTAAAAAAATTAATACGCGAAATCACAAAAGAGGTAAACATCATTATGGATCAACAGAATGCTAAAATTGCTGGTTTGATTATGCAGCGACGTCGGCAAATTTGGATTCATTCTATAATCTATTACGAGTTTAATGACAACATAATTTCCGATGCTCAATGGAGTAAATGGGCAATAGAACTTGAGGAGCTTCAGAACACATATCCTGAGATTTCTAAGAGTCTACCATTCTACGATATATTTAAGGACTTTGACCATTCTACGGGTTATACCCTTCCTTTAAGAGATTCTAAAAAAATGGCTACGGCTAATTGGTTGCTAGACTATGATAAGAAAATGAAAAGGAGTACAACATGAAAAAATTTGTAAGTATTATGATCACTGGCGCAATTTTTTATTTTGCTTTTGCAGGTATCGTTTGTATTGCCGAGGGTTTGATTCATCTCATCGGTTAAATTAATATTTTTGGAGGTACATATTTATGGAATTTAAGAAGATTTATTTTACTACCACTACTGGTAACGTAATCAACAATTTCGGGATCGCTAGATTGGCTATGCTCCATGATGGCGAATATATTAAGAGCGACGACTATGATCGTTTGAGAGAATATGCGGAAACTTGTAAAGGCATTATTAAGGAGATTGAGAATCCTTCTGTGGAACATCTTCTGAGATGTGGTTACAGAGCCTCTGCAATTAACGTATATAAGGATAAGCATCCTGAACTCAGCTTCATTGCTGTAAGAAACGCCATTGATCGTATCGAGTATAAGATGAAAAACAGGGCAAAAAATACGGATAATATGGATTCCGAGGAGTAATTTTGAGGAGGGTCGGTAGTTTACTGGCCCTCTTTTTTTAGCTTTTTTGTGGCCACTTTTGGTCACTTTGAAAGTGGGCTGGTCACTTTTGTTTTTGACCAGAGGTATTTTTTTAGGGTCTTGGTCAAAAAAAGTGGGCAAATGGCCACTTTTGGTCAATAAAAGTGGGCAGAGATTTGGGCTAATTTTATATACTATAGTATATATTTTGGGCCTTTTTTGCCCTAAAATAGCCTATTTTGGGTTAAAAATTAGTTTTGTGGTCAAATGCCCACTTTTTTTTCTTATTTTCATAAAAATAGAAAAATATATACTATAGTATATAAATTTATAAAATAAAGAAAAGTGGCTTACAAAAGTGGGTTTTTGACCAAAGCGTAATTAGACGTATGGAAGGAATATTTTTATGTTTGCAAATATGTTCGAGAGTTTCAAAGCATTTTTTCCGTCATTAGCTGAATCGACAGTTGAGTATTACAATCATAGTCGATCTGAATTAGTTGCTAAGTTAGATGATGGTAGAACATTTTTATATGACAATACCAACAATTCAATTCGTAAGCTTCCTAGAGATAGTAACAATATGTCTGAGGAAGAATATAGAATCGAATTCAGTATGCGATTAAAAAAGATCATGTATCAAAAGGGATGGACACAAGATGATTTGTCTGAGGCGACCGGAATAACACAAGCAATGATCAGTCGATATATTTCAAGAAAGGCTACACCGAGTTTTTACAATGTAGACAAGATTGCGAAAGCATTAGGTTGCTCTACTGATGAGTTTCGATATTTTGGTTAACATTTTAGCAGTTTACAAATTCGCGAAAAAAACATGCCCTATTATAGGGAGAAGAAGATTTTCTTTTGTTTTTTATTAGAAGGAGGCTACTATGAGTAAACTCGAATCCAAATTTCAGAAAGAATTAATGGATGAAATTCGGAAGCTATATCCTGGATGCATCATTCTTAAAAATGATTCCAGTTATATTCAAGGCTTTCCGGATTGGACTATTCTTTATAAAAACAAATGGGTAGTGCTTGAAGCCAAACGTGATAAAAATGCTAAAAAACAACCCAATCAAGAATATTATGTAAAACGACTTAATGACATGTCGTTTTCATCTTTCGTATATCCCGAGAATAAGGAGGAAGTGTTAAATGGAATTCAACAGACATTCTACCCTTGAAGGATTGCATGCTCCGTTTAGTGCGAGCTCCAGTTCTTGGCTTCGATATTCGGATGAGAAAGCACTGGATGTATATTTAAACAAGAAAGCTTCTGAAAGAGGAACACGAATGCACGCGTGGGCCAAAGAAACTATAGACTTAGGTATTAAACAACCTCGATCCAAGAAAACCATTTATGCATATGTAAACGATGCTATTGGTTTCAAGATGGATACAGAGGTTGTTTTATTTTATAGCATTCGATTTTTTGGAACTGCTGATGCTATATCTTTTCGAAACAACATGTTACGAATTCATGATCTGAAGACTGGTAAACGAGAGGCTCATATTGAACAGCTTATGGTGTATGCCGCTTTATTCTGTTTGGAATATAAGGTTAAACCAGAAAGTATTGAGATTGAGTTACGAATTTATCAAAATGATGAAATTTTATATCACAAGCCTGAACCTGAAGAGGTTAGAGAAATCATGAACAAAATTGTACATCTGGACACAATGCTATCTAAATATGAGGGGGTGTAACCATGAATCCAGTAGCCGAAGAAATCATGTCATATTATGGAGTTGCATCTGAAGAGAATTCTTTGGAGCACTATGGTATGCCCAGACGATCTGGTCGATATCCCTATGGTAGCGGTGATAACCCTTATCAGCATGGTAGAGATTTTCTTGGTAGAGTTGAACAGCTTCGTAAAGAAGGTTGGACTGAGACTGCTGAAAATGTAAAAAATACATTTGGTATGTCCCTTAAAGATTATCGAAACGAAAAAGCCTGGGCAAATTACGAAAGAAGACTTTATCAAGTTGAACGAGCGAAATCTCTTCAGTCTGATGGCAAAGGTCCTACTGAAATTGGTAGAGAAATGGGTCTTCCCGAATCTACTGTTAGATCTTTGTTAAATCCTAAATCTGAAGATCGTATGCACGAAGCTGCTAAAACCGCCGATTTCTTAAGAAGTCAAGTTGATGCTAAAGAGATGGTCGATGTTGGTATTGGCGTGGAACGAGAACTAAATATATCTCGAACCAAATTAGACCAAGCCTTATATGGACTTCAGCGAGAAGGATATAACGTATATAAAGGCGGCATTAAACAGCCTACAAATCCAGGGCAACAAACCAATCAGATTGTTTTATGTAAGCCTGGAATTAAACATAAGGAAATATATGAATTAGACAGAGTTAAGACTGTTACTGATTATATTTCCAGGGATGATGGTGCGACTTTCGAAAGAAAATTTCATTATCCTGAAAGTCTAGATTCTAAAAGACTTATGATCCGTTATAAAGAAGATGGCGGTATTGATAAGGATGGTGTTGTCGAACTCAGAAGAAATGTACCTGATCTGTCCCTTGGTGAATCTCTATATTCTCAGGTTCGTATTATGGTAGATGGTAAGAAATACATAAAAGGTATGGCTGTATATTCCGATGATATGCCTGACGGCGTTGATGTCATATTTAATACCAATAAATCAAAGTCTGTAGCTAAATTGGATGTATTAAAGGACATTAAAAATGATCCTGACAATCCATTTGGTTCCCTTATCAAAGATGCTGATCAAGGAGGTCAATATTGGTATACAGATAAAGATGGAAAAAAGAAACTTGGTCTTATCAATAAGCGTTCCGATGAAGGCGATTGGACTGAATGGCAAAATGGATTGCCTTCTCAGTTCTTATCTAAACAGTCTAAAGCAATGGCACAAAAGCAATTAGATATTGCTAAGGCTGACAAGAAAGCAGAATATGCCGATATTTGTGCTTTAGAAAATCCAACTGTGAAAAAATATTATTTAAATAAATTTGCTCAGAGTTGTGATTCAGCAGCTGTACATATGAAAGCGGCAGCCTTACCTGGACAGAAGTATCATGTTATTTTACCAGTAACATCCTTGAAAGATACTGAAGTATTTGCTCCAGGATATAAGGATGGCCAGAAGCTTGCGCTTATTCGATATCCTCATGGTGGTACATTCGAAATTCCTATTCTTACTGTTAACAATAAAAATAAGGATGCATTAAAGATGATTGGTAAAAGCTCTATTGATGCTGTTGGTATTAATAGTAAAGTTGCTGAAAGATTATCGGGTGCTGATTTCGATGGTGATACTGTCATGTGTATTCCTACTCATGATAAAAGAGGTAAAGTTAAAATTACTTCTACTCCAGAGCTTGAAGGTTTAAAAGGATTCGATCCTAAGATGTCATATGGTGCGTCCGATATTAAAACCGATTCTGATGGTACTAAGCATTACTATCGTAATGGTCAAGAGTATCGGATTATGAAAAAAACAGATACTGAGATGGGTAAGATTTCTAATCTTATTACTGACATGACATTGTTAGGCGCTTCGAATGATGAATTGGCTAGGGCAGTACGTCATTCAATGGTAGTTATTGATGCTGAAAAACATAAATTAGATTACAAGGCTAGTGAGATAGAGAATGGTATTGCCTCTCTTAAGAAGACCTACCAGGGTAAGACTAATGCTGGGGCTACCACCATTATTTCTAGAGCCAAGGGGGAGTATGATGTTATCAAACGTCAGGGCTCTCCTAAGGTCAATATTAAGGGTAAGTCATGGTATGACCCCTCTCGTCCTGAGGGCGCACTTCTATATACTCAGTCTGATAAAGCTAAGTATACGGTCACCAAGACTAACAAGCGTACTGGTGAGGCGGTAGAGGTCACTGAATACCATACTCAAAAGAGTACGCGTATGGCCGAAACAGATGACGCTTATACTCTGGTTTCTCAGCACAAACATCCTATGGAGCTTATTTATGCTGATTACGCTAACAGTATGAAAGCATTAGCTAACGAAGCCCGTAAGACTATGATGACTACCGAGAAAATAAAATATGACCCTAATGCTAAGAAAGTATATCAAAAAGAAGTGTCTAGCCTTATGCAAAAATTAAATCGTGCAGAACTTAATGCTGTTAGAGAAAGAGCAGCACTTCGTATTGCTAATACAAAGGTTAAAGCTAAAACAGATGCTGATCCTAACATGAAAAAGAAAGACATAAAGAAAGCAAGTCAGCAAGCTGTTAGTAGAGCTAGAGAAGAAGTTGGATCTGTATCTAGAAGAGATAGAAACATTATCATTACTGATAGTGAATGGAAAGCTATTCAAGCTGGTGCTGTTAGTGAATCTGTTCTTAGAAGAGTTCTTAATAACTCTGATCCTGATTCACTTAGACAGAAAGCTATGCCTAAACAATCACTTGCAGTAAGTAATGCAACAGCAAACAGAATCAAAGCAATGTCAGCTTCTTATACAATTGCTCAGATTGCAGACAAACTTGGTCTTTCTACATCAACAGTTTCTAAGTATCTAAAAGGAAAGGAGTGAATTAACTAATGTCAAATGATTACAGATTAACAACGTTCGATAATCCTTACAATCCTTTTGATCAATTCGCTCTTTGGCTTTTGTATGATGTTTCAAATGGTTACAATACATGTGGTAAGCTAGATCGAATCTCGAATTATTCTGATGATATGACAGAAAAAGAGGTCGATGAAGAGCATGAACGAGCTATTGACGAGATTATTGATAACGATTTTCTCAATATCTATAAAAAAGTAAGCAGAAATTCTAAATTAACACCCACGTAGGGATGGAAGTGGTAAAAAGTACAGGGGGGGGGTCCGAAAATTACACCCCCTCCCTGCAT